TTAGAGGTTGCGTTCGAGGGTGATGAACACTTGGCCCAGAGCTTTCACATCATCGACATTGCAGTCGAAGGTGGTCGCCTGACTGGTGATTTTTAAACGGTTGCCGGGCAGTCGCGCCACGTCATACACGTCAACATCGCCATCGATATCCAGCAGCCAGCGGCCATTGCCGATATTGGCGCTGCCTAAATCGATTATCCAAGAGTGATTGCCTTTGACCAGATAGGTCGGCTTTTCCACGGAAGCGTCCACCAGCGAGCTATCAACCGCCCACAGGCCCTCTTCTTCCAATGCTCCACCGCGCAATCTTAATTTTGCAAGTTTAGTGATGTCCTCACCTGACTGCTGCGCATTAGGCTGATTGTCATGCATATCGCCCTTGCCCGTCGCCAGCCAACGCAAAGAAACGCCGGTATCGATAGCGCAAGCCACAACCACATCACCGGGGAAGTAATCTCTTCTTACCCAAGTACTTATCGTACCGGAGGAGAGACCATACAAGTCACCCAGCTCTTTTTGCATGCTGAAACCGTATGCCTGTAGCATCCGCCCCAGCACGGCTTTACCACCTTCGAGTTCATCCAGCCGCATCTCGCAAAAACCTCTCAAACTTAAAAAACCATCTTGACGACTTGCAAAATCAAGTTTAAATTTCATCTATAGCCTGAAATTGGACGCGTAATGATAACAAATTTCGCGCCAAGGCGATCATTATCTATTCATTCTCAACTTCCAAACTGTGAAAACTGGGAGGAAACCATGTTTATGGGCAGTGAAACCCAGCGTGAGCAAGGATTACATCACCTTGAAATGATTAAAAAACGGCATTTCCACACCTCAGGCAATCAGATGCAAACGCTATTTGATAACGCGCCGGAAGAGTGGAAAAGAACCCTGTGTTTCCTCGCGGGATTGAAGGTCAGGCACGTTAGCATGACCTTTGAACAGCTCACTCCCGGAGAAAAACAGTCAGTAATTGATGCCGTGCTGGCGATTAAGCAGTTTGGCAGCAGGCTGAATAATCTCTTCAGGTAAGCCTAAAACTCAGCTCTCCACCCTTAACTCAATAATGACGTGTCACCCGTCGGGCCTCCCATTGCCTAAAAAACCGGAGTCTGGCGGCTGACGATTTATAAGGAAAATACCATGCCCGATTGGATTGACGACGCGCAAGAGTGGCAGGCCAAAGTGCTCGATGCCCAGATTGCGCAGGCGAAAACGCCCTCACGCCTGCCCTCTGCTTTTTTCTGTGAAGATTGCGCCGAAGAGATACCTGAGCCGCGACGGCGATTAATTATCGGCGTGCAGCGCTGCATTCATTGCCAGGAAATTGCTGAGAAGAATGCCCGGCATTTTCGACACCCTTAACTGGACATCTGCCCTATGCCACAGCTTCATTGCGGACGTTTCGCCCCTACGCCACCACCGCGTTTTTCCCCACCCGCCGCCGCGCCCTTTGTTGGCCAATGGTGGTGGAATGCGCCGCGCAAGGCGATCACTCGCGAGGTTTCCGCGCCAATTTATCAAGTAGATAACCAAGCGCAGGCAGCACTGAGCCAGCTTCTCTCCCTGCCCGCCTGCCTGCGTTTTCCTCTTTATCAACGCTACCAGCAGCTGATAGATGAAGAAAGCAGGCAGAAGGCAAATGCCTTTCTTAAGCAGACATTTGCCCAACGGCTCTGGCCGCGTATCCAGAAAGTCATGAGTAAGAATCAGCTCAAACGGCAAGTTTCGCTGCGCTTTTTGGCCGAAGAAGAGACCTATAACTGCCTCCCCGACCTGAATGAAAAACAACTGAAAAGTCTGGCGTGGCGAGTGGCCGCTCACTGTCACGAAGCTTATGAACACCTGTGCGACCGCCAGCTGGCGCTCAATAGCTCCCCTGACAGCTTGCTCAGCGACGCGACGCAAAACCAGCTCTATTCAATAGTGGCTGGCATGGCGCGTGCCCTAAATGTCACACCTTTATACTGGTCGCGCTTCAGCGAGGGCAAGCTGGATGCTCGGTCTGCCGTCGCCAGCTTATCGCGGCTGGTAAATGCGGACTGGTGGCGGCGCCAGCTGCTTGCTCAACAGGCGCGCTGGCGCGAGGCGTTGATGATTGCCGGAGGTTATGTCAACCGCCGCGTGTCAGCCTATGCCAGTAAAAACGCCCAGCGCGAGGTGCGCTCGCGTCGCCTTTCGATGATCAATTACCTCAAGCAAAATGAGTTGCAGAACGAGCTGACCGGCGAGCGCATCAGTATGCTGGAAACCGTTATGTCGAGCATTGCCAACCCGGCGATCCGCAGGATGGAGCTGATGACATTGATTGCCGGGGTCGAGCAGGTCGCCAGCGATCAGGGGGATCGCGGGCTGTTTATCACCCTGACCACGCCGTCGAAATACCACCCTACCCGCATGTTCAACAGCCATGTCCATTTCAACGGCCGCTGGGACAATCAGGCTTTTTCGCCGAAAGAGGCCCAGCGCTATCTGGTCGCCGTCTGGGCGAAAATCCGCACCGCGTTTAAAGATAAAAACATCAAAATCTATGGCGTGCGGGTGGTTGAGCCGCACCACGACGGCACGCCGCATTGGCATCTGCTGCTGTTTACCGCGCCGAGCCAGCAACAAACCGCCATCGACATTATGCACCGCTACGCCTTGCAGGAAGAGGGCGACGAGCCGGGCGCGGCCAAAAATCGCTTCGACTGCAAGCCGCTCAATCGCGGAGGCGCAGCGGCGTATATCGCCAAATATATCTCGAAGAATATTGACGGCTATGCGCTGGATGGCGAAGTGGATTTTGACTCCGGCAAGCCGCTGAAAGAGAGCGCCTCCGCCGTCACCGCGTGGGCATCGACTTGGCGCATCCCGCAATTTCACCCCATCGGCCTGCCCTCGGTGGGCACTTACCGCGAGTGTCGGCGCATTCGCGGCGTCAGTCTGGAACACAGTTTTGACCGGCGAGTGGAAGAGGTCCGCCACGCCGCCGACTGCGGCGAATACGCGGGCTACATTCGCTCTCAGGGTGGCACCAATGTTCCGCGCCACCAGCAGACGGTGCGCGTTGCCCGCCAGCCTCGAGGCCGCTTCAATCGCTACGCCGAAGAACAGAAAGAGGTGGTCGGCATCTACGCGCCACATCTGGGTGAAGATCGTTGCTACCAGACGCGTTCCAGCCGCTGGCGGGTAGTTCGCCGTGAGCCAAATAGCGAAAGAGTTTCCACCGATAAAGATATTCCTATGCCTTGGAGTTCTGTCATTAACTGTGGAAATGCTTATGTATTGGCCGAGCAGCAAACTACTGTAAAGCCGCCAAAAACGCGGGTTGATGGCTGGGGTTCAACAAAGATGAAAAATGAGCCTCGGCGCAAAGAAACAACATCAAATCAATCAATTAGTGCATTTCAAAGACACACAGTATTGACGTGATCCTTTAATTAAATAATACTGTATATAAACACAGTGAATGAAGGGCCGCACGGTGGAAAACCTAAATAAACAACAATTAATACTCTCGCGTATTCAGGTCATTGCCGACATCTCGCAGACGGCGCAGTGCAATTCGCAAGAGTTCCTTATTGTCATGTCGTTGATTTCAGAACTGGCCAGTCAGGCCCTGCCTGATAACCATAATGAAACCTTGCTGTGCAATGTGGATGACGATCTCGGTCGCAAAAATCCATAACGCAATGAGTCAGGCGCTTATGCCACCTTGTTTCGGTTCGCCGAAAGTTGGCTAAGCGCGCCTGCTTTCGCCCTGTCGTTTTACTCCCCCTGCTGCTCCACTCGCCCTAAAACTTCTCGCCGCTCACTCCCTCTCATTGTTGTGCCATCAGGTTCACAACCGCGCTTCGTTGCGCCCATAAGCCACATTCCAGACACTAACTACTCCTTCCAGCTCATCCACACAAAACCGGAAAACCATCATGAAAATTTATGCACAACAAGGGGATACCGTTGATTCGATGTGCTGGCGCGTTTATGGCCGCACCGCTTCAGTGGTCGAGCAAGTCTATAGCCTGAACAAAGGGATTGCTGATTTTGGTCCCATCCTGCCCCACGGCACTCCGGTCGAGATGCCGGATCAGGTGGAGAAGTCGGTCAAAGAGTCCATCAGATTATGGGACTAACCACCGAACGCGTGGCATCGACCTGCGCCTATCTGATTGCGACGTTCATGGCCTGGCTGGGTGGACTGTCGCTGGAGGATATCGCCTTTTTGGTTGGCTCCGGCGTCGGCATCGGTACCTTTTTAGTCAACTGGTACTACCGGCGAAAAAGCTATCTGCTGCTGGCCCGAAGTGGGCTGAGTAAGGAGACCTATGAACGCCTCAATTCTTAAAAGATGCAGCGCCGCCGTGGTGCTCGGGCTGATGTTCCTGCTGCCGGGCTACTTGTCTATCTCAACCTCGGTCGAGGGGCTGAAGCTGATTGCCGATTTCGAAGGCTGTCAGCTCGCCCCTTACCAGTGCAGTGCCGGGGTCTGGACCAGCGGCATCGGCCACACCGCAGGCGTGGCGCCGACCGGGCAGATAACTGAGCAGCAGGCCGCCGAAAACCTGCTGGCGGATATCAAAAATGTCGAAAAAGGTCTGCAAGCCTGCATGCCGGTGGATATGCCGCAGCCGGTGTATGACGCGGTGGTGGCTTTCACTTTCAATGTCGGGGTGCGCGCCTCGTGCAACTCGACGCTGGCGTTTTTCATCAAAAAGCATCAGTGGCGTGATGCCTGCGAGCAGCTGCCGCGCTGGGTGTTTGTCAACGGCGTGCGCACCGCAGGTCTTGAGCGCCGCAGGGCGGCAGAACGGGCTTTATGCCTGAAAGGAGCCTGATATGCGCGTGCTGTTTATCGCCATTTTCGTGTTGGGCCTCGCGCTGCTGGGGATGATTGTTTACAGCCACGGATTGCAGCGCGACAAGCTCGAACTGACCCAAAGCCGCGACGCGCTGACCCAGCAACTCAGCCATCGCGACCAGCTGATCGCCGAGCTCAACCAACAAATTCAAACCCGCGAACAGGCCGAGGTGGCGCTGCGCGAAGCCTTATCGCAGGCCAACGGGCTAGTTTGGCAACGAGAACAACTCTTTCAGAGGAGCCGCAATGATGATCCCTTGGTTAAAACCTGGGCTGATAGTGCTCTGCCCGCTGCTGTTAGCCAGCTGCACCAGCGCCCCGCCTTCAGCTCCGCCACAGATTATTTACATTGGCTGTCCGCCAGTCAGCGCCTGCCAGATACCCGCCAGTCATCCACAAAATAACGGCGATTTGAGCGCCGACGTCCGTCAACTTGAAGCCGCGCTGCTGGCCTGCGGGCTTCAGGTCGATGCCATTAAACAGTGTCAGGAGACCTACCGTGTTAAAACCGAAACAACTTCAACAACGGCTCATTGAGCAGATCCCCGAGCTGGGCGCGCATCCAGAGATCTTAAAAGTGACCGCAGGTGCGGGAAGCGTGGTGGCGACGCTGGCGCCCTCGCTCTCCTTTGAATATCACTACCCCTTAACCCTAGTCGCCACCACGGCGGATCTCAGTGAATCACTGGTTGATCACATGGTGGTCGAGGTGCTGGATTGGCTGACCCTCAATCAGCCGGAAGTGATGAGCAATAGCGCGCGGCGGTTGACGGATTTCACCTTCACCCAGCTGGCCGACACCTTAACTCTGACGCTGCAACTCACCGAGCGTGTGCAGGTCAAGGATGCCGACGGCATGCGCACCATCACTCACCTGCCCGAGCCGCCGCTGCCAGAAAATAACGCCCGGCCGCATCAGGTTTACCTTAATGGCGAGCTCATCAGCCAGTGGGCTGAGTAACCATTTCGGCTACCGCTCGTTGTGCCACGGCCCGCCGGACGGTCTCCGATTGTCGACTTCCCTCGTAAAACGGCATCCTTAATCCCATGAACACATACACACAAATCAACGACATGATGCGGCTGATCAACAACCTGGTTCGTATCGGGAATGTCAGCGCGGTCGACCTCGACAACGCGCGCTGCCGCGTCATCAGTGGAGATAACACCACTGCCTGGCTGCCGTGGCTGACCAGCCGCGCCGGTAAAAGCCGCAGTTGGTGGGCGCCGTCGGTGGGCGAGCAAGTGCTGCTGCTGTCGATGGGCGGCGAGCTGAACACGGCGTTCGTGCTGCCGGCGATTTTCTCCGACGCCAACCCGGCGCCATCGGCCTCTGCCGACGCGGTTCACCTGAGTTTCCCGGACGGCGCGGTTATCGAGTATGAACCAGCAACCAGTGCCCTGACGGTCACCGGGGTGAAGACCGCCACGCTGAGTGCGGCGGAGAAGGTGTCAGTCACCGCGCCGCAGATTGAGTGCCATGCCAGCACCCGAATCACCCTCGACAGCCCGGAAGTGGTCTGCACCCACAAGCTCACCACCGGGTCGCTCGAGGTGCAACAGGGAGGCAGCATGACCGGCGATATCAGCCACAGCGGCGGCAGCCTGACCTCTAACGGCATCGCTTTACACACCCACCGCCACGGCGGCGTTCAGACCGGCGGCGGCCAAACCGGAGGCCCGCAATGAGTGAAGCTAAGTACCTCGGCATGGCTCGCGACACGGGGCTGGCAATCGAAGATCTCGACCATATTCGCCAGTCAGTGAGCGACATTTTACAGACCCCGATTGGGTCACGAGTGATGCGCCGCGAGTACGGCTCATTGCTTTCCGAACTCATCGACCAACCGCAAAACGACGCGTTGCGCCTGCAAATCATGGCGGTTTGCTACACCGCGCTGTTGCAGTGGGAGCCGCGAGTTTCGCTGACCTCCATCACTTTCAACGCCGACTACAACGGCAAGATGGTGGTCGACATGACCGGCAGCCGTAGCGATACGGACACCGAATTTTCCCTGAGCATTCCTGTGAGCTGAGACTATGGCGACTATCGATTTAAGCCAGTTACCCGCCCCCAACGTGGTGGAGCAACTGGACTATGAAAGCTTATTTGCAGAACGTAAATCCACGCTGATTTCGCTCTATCCGCCCGAGCAGCAGGAGGCTATCAGCCGCACTCTGTCGCTGGAGTCCGAGCCGTTGGTCAAGCTGTTGCAGGAGAACGCCTACCGCGAAGTCATCTTGCGCCAGCGGGTTAACGAAGCCGCGCGCGCCGTGATGGTGGCCTACGCCACCGGCAGCGATTTGGACCAGTTGGCGGCCAATAATGGCGTGCAGCGTCTGGTGCTCAAACCGGCCGACAGCACCACCATTCCACCCACCGACGCCGTAATGGAAAGCGACAGCGACCTGCGCATGCGCATCCCGCAAGCTTTCGAGGGGTTGAGCGTGGCGGGGCCGAGTGGCGCTTACGAATACCATGCTCGCAGTGCCGATGGCCGCGTGGCAGACGCGTCCGCCATCAGCCCGGCTCCTGCCGAAGTCACGATCACCATTTTGTCGCGTGATAACGATGGTAAAGCCACGCCAGATTTGTTGGCCGCGGTCGATAAAGCGCTGAATGACGAAGACGTTCGCCCCGTCGCGGACCGGGTCACCGTGCAGGCCGCCGAGATTGTGCCTTATCAGATTGACGCGGTGCTCTACGTGCTGCCAGCTCCTGAAATCGAACCCGTGCGCGCGGCCTCTGAAGCACAGCTCAAGAAGTACATCAACACCCAAGGGCGGCTAGGTCGCGACATTCGCCTGTCGGCTATTTATGCCGCGCTGCACGTTGAAGGCGTTCAGCGCGTGGAGCTGCAATCGCCGCTGGCGGATATCGTGCTGGATAAAACTCAGGCCTCGCTGTGTACGGCCTACAGCCTGTCGGTCGGAGGGTCTGATGAATGATCGCCTGCTGCCTTCCGGCTCAACGCAACTTGAAATCGCGGCAGCCGAGGCACTCTCACACATAGCCCGTCTGCCGGTCCCGCTGCGCCTGTTGTGGAACCCGGACACCTGCCCGCTGCCACTGCTGCCCTATCTGGCATGGGCGTTTTCGGTCGACAGATGGGATGAGAAATGGTCCGAATCGGCGAAACGCGCGGCGGTGCGAGCCGCCTGGTTTATCCATAAACACAAGGGCACCACCGGCGCGTTGCGTCGGGTGGTCGAGCCGCTGGGTTACCTGATACGCGTCACCGAATGGTGGCAAACCCACGACGTGCCCGGCACCTTTCGTCTGGACGTCGGCGTGCTGGAGACTGGCATCACCGAGGAGATGTACCAAGAGCTTGAACGGCTGATTGCAGACGCCAAGCCTTGTAGCCGTCACCTGATTGGTTTGTCCATCAATCTTGATGTTAGCGGCGATTGCCTGATAGCCGCCGCGACCTACGACGGCGAAGAGCTGACGGTTTACCCCTATTTCCCTGAAACCATTACCGCGTCCGGCGCTGCAATCACCGGTTCAGCAATCCACTTAATCGACAACCTGAGAGTAAACTATGACAGCTAAATATTTTGCCCTGCTGACCAATCAGGGCGCAGCCAAACTGGCTAATGCGACCGCGCTCGGTACGCAGTTAAGCCTCACACAAATGGCGGTGGGCGACGGCGGCGGTGTATTGCCAACGCCCGATCCTGCTCAAACTAAGCTGATTGGCGAAAAGCGCCGGGCGTCGTTGAATTCGCTAAGCGTTGACCCGGCGAATACCAACCAGATCATCGCCGAGCAGATTATCCCTGAGGATCAGGGCGGTTTCTGGATCCGCGAAATCGGCCTATTCGACCAAGACAATACGCTGATCGCCATCGCCAACTGCCCGGAGACGTATAAGCCTCAGCTGCAAGAAGGCAGCGGCCGAACCCAAACCGTGCGCATGATCATCGTGGTCAGCAGCACCGACGCGGTCACCCTGAAAATCGACCCGTCAGTGGTGCTGGCTACCCGCAAATACGTCGACGATAAGGTTATCGAGGTTAAAGCCTATACCGATGATCAATTAGCCAAACACGTCGCGGCAGCGAATCCGCATAATCAGTATTTGCAGATCAGTAAATCTCTGGCCGAAATCAAAGCCCTTGGTCCGGATGCCGTTTCAGCGGTTCTTTCAAACCTTGGTTTAAAGGAGCGAGGTTTTGAGTATTCGGGTGTGAGTGGATTTGGAAACAAAACTAGCCTTTCTGCCAGTGATTTTGGCAGCGTAATCGTCATTGAGGCAAATGGTCAGACTATACAGTTGCCAACTATGAATACCCTTCCAGCTGGGAAGCTAATTACTATTTACTGCTTTGGGGGGAACGGTTCCCCAGTGGTACTTCAAGCTCAACAGGGTAATTATTTTTCAAATGGACCAATGGGAAATAGAACCACAGCCATAACCTTATCATCCCAAGAGACATTAACTATTGTCAGTGAGGGAACTTCAAGCCCCAACTGGGAAATTTATGGAAATGGTGCTTTAAAATATTCACCATCATTTGGTTCAAGCTTTAATATCAATGGATACCAGCGGCTTCCAAGCGGATTACTTATACAATGGGGCTATATTAACGTTCCTACTGATGATAGAGACTGTATAACAGACTTCCCCATTCCCTTTGTAAATGTATGCCTCAGGGTTTTTGCAACTCAGGGGTATACACCTGGCTCAGCTGCTGTTGGTTATATTGCATCTAATAACGGGAACACACCACCAACAGCTTTCGTTAGTCGTTCACATCTACCAGGACTTGGTGGTTCATATATTGCAATAGGGTACTAAAATGAAAAAATATAAATGGTCTATTAAGAATAACGCATTCTTTCCAACTGAAATGATCAATGAATATATGGCAAGTGGCTGGGATTTAAAGGATGCAATAGATGTTTCAGAGGATATCTTTGCCAAGTTTCAGATTCCCCCTTTAGGCAAAGTCCGTTCATCAAATGCAGAGGGAATGCCTTGCTGGATTGATACCCCGGCTCCGACAAAAGAGGAGTCTATTGTTATAGCGGAACAGAGAAAAACACGTGAAATTAGTGATGCCAATACAGCTATAGCGCCACTACAAGATGCCGTAGACTTCGATATAGCGACTGATAAAGAAACAGAACAACTCAAGGATTGGAAAAAATATCGTATTCTTTTGAATAGGATTGATACTTTGAGTGCTCCAGATATTAATTGGCCATCAAAGCCAGAATAATTACAGCCCCATAAGGGGCTGTTTTTTTTATAGAATCATCATTAATTACGCAGCGCGGACGATATAATTAAAAGTGACATTGCGAGGACGATTTTCATTTGCTGTTGGTACGACTCTAGATGCATCAAAATAGAAATCATCATTTCTATTTACTTTTACTGGGGTGGTTGTCTCTATAGCATCTCTTGCGCCAGAGTCATAAAAAGCACCATTAAATGCGTCGAATGAAACACCACCGGCACCACTAACAGATCCAGTAATGTTGCGAATTGCGTCGCCCTGATTACTTAAGATAGTTCGCCCTGCATCCACTCCTTTTGAATCATCCCACCCTCGAATAAATTCCCCACGCAAATCGGGAAGAACCCCACTTGGATAAGCCGTGGCGAGCTGCGGATACTTAGCTTTATCAAACGCCGCCCCATTACATTTCAACCATCCGGCCGGAGGCGTTGCCGTCGGCCAAGGCAGCGGCACGCCGACGGGAATAAGGTGTTCTGTTAAACCAAGGTTTACGAGAAACCTTCCAGACGCTTTCGTACAGAATCTCTCCAGCCTGCGTGGCACACTATCCCTTTTGAATTGGGGAAATCAGCATGCTAATTGGCTACATTCGCGTATCAACAAATGACCAAAATACCGATTTGCAACGTCAGGCGCTGATCGGTGCAGGTTGTGAGCAGATTTTTGATGATAAAATAAGCGGAAAATCCACCGAACGGCCGGGCTTGAAGAAAGCTATCCGCCACATGCGCGCTGGCGACACGCTGGTTGTTTGGAAACTGGATAGATTAGGCCGCAGCGTTCGCCATCTCATTACATTGGTTGAAGAGCTGAAAACTAAAGGAATTCATTTTCGAAGCCTGACGGACAGCATAGACACCGGCACGGCTATGGGGCGCTTCTTTTTTCACGTCATGAGCGCGCTGGCCGAAATGGAAAGAGAGCTTATCGTTGAGCGCACAATGGCAGGTCTGGCAGCAGCGCGTGCTCAAGGTCGAATTGGCGGGCGCAAACGCCTAATGACTGAATCAGTGGTCGAGCAAGCGAAGCGATTGTTTGCCAATGGTGAAAGCTTGCAGCGAATTGCTCTCGCGCTGGATGTCTCTCCAAAGACACTCTACAAATATGTGCCGGCAACCGAGCAACAGGCGCTTCGGGCAAGGCTCCAATAGTCTGTAAAAGCTCAATCAACACCTTTTTTTTCACTTTTAGCCCCCCGCCCTGTTGTGCCATTCCCCCCACGCCTGCCATCGAGTGCAGGCTTCTCTCTTTGACGGCATCCTTGCTTCACCACCCACAAAAGAGAGAGTCAACCCGATGGCTGATTATCACCACGGCGTACGTGTTGTTGAAATCAACGACGGTACACGCGTTATTTCTACTGTTTCAACCGCTGTTATCGGCTTAGTTTGTACTGCCGAAGACGCGGACAAAACCCTGTTCCCACTCAACACTCCGGTGCTGATCACTGACGTGCTGGCTGCCAGCGGCAAGGCGGGTAAAACCGGTACGCTCGGCCCGGCATTGTTGGCCATCGCTGACCAATGTAAGCCGGTAACGGTGGTTGTGCGCGTTGCCGAAGGCGAAGATGAGGCAGCGACGACCACCAACATCATCGGCGGTTCTGATGCCAACGGTCGTTACACCGGCATGAAGGCCCTGCTTTCTGCACAAGCCGAACTGGGCGTTAAACCGCGCATTCTTGGCGTACCGGGACACGACAACCAAGCCGTCGCAACGGCGCTGGCGGCAGTTTGCCAACAGCTGCGCGCTTTCGGCTATGTCAGCGTTTATGGTGCGAAAACCATTTCTGACGCCATCAAGTACCGCGAGAACTTCAGCCAGCGCGAACTGATGCTGATCTGGCCTGATTTCGTTAACTGGAACACCACGACCAGCCAGTCCGATATTGCCTATGCATCGGCGCGTGCGCTGGGCTTACGTGCCAAAATCGACCAGGAAACTGGCTGGCACAAAACCCTGTCCAACGTCGGCGTCAACGGCGTAACCGGCCTGTCCGCCAGCGTGTTCTGGGACTTGCAAGCCACCGGCACCGACGCAGATCTGCTGAACGAAGCCAGCGTCACCACGTTGGTGCGCAAAGATGGTTTCCGTTTTTGGGGCAACCGCACCTGTAGCGACGACCCACTTTTCGCCTTTGAAAACTACACCCGCACAGCACAAGTTCTGGCTGACACCATGGCTGAAGCGCACATGTGGGCGGTCGATAAGCCACTCACGCCTTCCCTGATCCGCGACATGATTGATGGCATAAAAGCCAAAATGCGCGAGATGAAATCCGCGGGTTACATCATTGATGGCAACTGCTGGTATGACGAATCGGCCAACACGCCTGAGACGCTGAAAGCGGGCAAGTTGTACATCGATTACGACTACACGCCGGTTCCACCACTGGAAGATCTGACCCTGCGCCAACGCATCACCGATAAATATCTGGTGAACTTTGCCGCCTCCGTGAACAGCTAAGGAGAATTTGACTCATGGCACTCCCTAAGAAACTGAAATACCTGAACCTGTTCAATGACGGGAACAGCTACCTCGGCGTGGTCTCCTCGCTGACTCTGCCAAAACTGACTCGCAAGCTGGAAAACTACCGCGGCGGCGGCATGAGCGGCTCGGTCTCCGTGGACTTCGGCCTGGACGACGACGCGCTGGCGCTGGAATGGACCATCGGCGGCATGGACGAACTGGTGTTGCAGCAGTGGGGCAGCACGGCGGATATCCCTCTGCGCTTTGCCGGCTCATTCCAGCGTGACGACACCGGCGATATCTCTGCTGTCGAAGTGGTGATGCGCGGCCGCCACAAAGAGTTCGATTTCGGCGAGTACAAGCAAGGTGAAGACACTGAAACCAAGATCTCGACCCAGTGTACTTACTTCAAGCTGACCATTGATGGCAAAGAGCTAATTGAAGTCGACACCGTCAACATGGTCGAAATCGTCAACGGCGTTGACCGTCTGGCAGAGCATCGCTCGGCGCTCGGCCTGTAATCCCCCCTGCTCTCTAGCCGGCAGCAATTGCCGGCTTCTTTTTCATTCGTTCCCAATATCGCATCAAGGAAATCTCATGAGCTCAGTTGAAAACCACGACAACACCGTCGTTCTTGATGTCCCGCTAAAGCGCGGTGACGTAGAAATTAGTGAAATTCAGGTGACCAAACCCAATGCGGGCAGCCTGCGCGGCATCGGGCTGGCGGCGCTGGCGAATGCCGACGTTGACGCGCTGATCACCATTCTTCCCCGCATCACCTACCCGAACCTGACCAAAGAAGAGTGCTCGCGTCTGGAGCTACCGGACCTAATTGCGCTGGCTGGCAAGGTGATTGGTTTTTTATCGCCGAAACAGGACGGGTAGAGATATCCCCCCGCCTGACCGTGGATGATCTGATGGCAGATATCGCGGTGATTTTTCATTGGCCGCCGTCCGAGATGGACGGCATGTCGCTAACCGAACTGATGAACTGGCGATATAAGGCGTTGCAACGCAGCGGAGTAAAAACTGATGAGTAATCTTGAGCAAATGCCCGAGACGCTGGGGCGGATCAGGCAAGAAATGTCGTCATTAGCGCAGGCAAGTGCCGACGTGTGGGCGCGCCTTAGGACCCCGCCTCCAATGACCTTGTTCAGCATGGTCACCAATGACATTCGCGAGGCAAGTAAGGAGTTAAGTTCGTTCAACCAGCAGAGTAAAGCGATCAATAAGCTGGAGTCGACACAGGACAAAATGCAGCTGAGCCGTAAAAGTCTGGATAGTGCTAAGGCTCGCGTTGTAACGCTGGAGGCAGATATTCATCTGTCTGCACCTGAAAACCACTCAGCCGAACAGTTGCAGATTCTGCAAGAAGCGCGGAGCCTCAGCGCTAAGCAATTTAAAAAGCATGAGAATTTGAGTAAATCAGCCAGCAAACAAACTGAGTCACTGCGCGCCAAAGGGATAAATACCAATGATATTCCGGCGGAAAAACTGCGTGTCCAAGACCAAATCCAGACGACGGCAGCCAATCGCCAGCAATCGCTGGAACTCAAAGGCAATCTGATTGGGCAAAAGTATAAAAGCCGCCAACAGAGTGTTTCTCAGCTTAAAGACGTCAGTGCTTCAGCCAAGGCTTTCGCGCAGCCCAAACTCGAGTTGGCAAAAAGCCTGCTCAAGCCCGGCGCCGATTTAGAGGCGGGGCTGTCTGAGGTGCAAGCCATACTGCACCTGAATAATGGCGATCCGCGCACGGCTGCGCTTCGCCAGCAGAGTTTGTCGATGGCGGCTTCTGGCCATGCTCCTTCCGAAGTCGTGGCGAAGCAAAAAGCGCTGGCTGAAAGTGGCATGAATGCCGATCAGGTGTTGGCTCAGACTCCGGCGGCGCTGAATGGCGCAACGCCAGCAGAACAAATGGCCGTTACGGTCAAAGGCGACAATCTCGATGGCGATATCACCAAGCTGTTCGCCAGCTGGGACACCATCCGCATCAACCTGTTCGCAGGCCAAAGCGATGCACTGCGTCAGCTGACCCAGACCGCCACCGGCTGGCTGAACACCCTCAACACCTGGATAACCGATAACCCGCAGATGGTGAATGCTCTGCTCGGCTTGGCTTTAGGCGTTACCGGCTTGGTTAGCGGACTGGGCTTCTTAGGCGGCGTTATCGCGCCGGTGCTGAGTGGCGTAAATATGCTGATGGCGGGCGCCGGGTTGCTGGGAACGGTGTTTAGCGGCGCGGGCGGCATTATGGCCGGAGCCTTTGCCGCAGTAGGCGGCCCGGTCGTGGCGCTTATCGCCATTATTGCCGGTATCGCCATTGTGGTAGCACAGCTATGGGAGCCGATCAAAGCCTTTGTTGGCGGTGTTATTGAAGGTTTTACTGCCGCTATGGGTCCGGTCAGTGATGCTTTCGCTCCCTTCAAAGCCGCCTTGGGCTGGATAACCGACCTGTTTAAGCCCATCGAATTTACCCAAGAAACACTGAATGGCGTAGGAGATGTTGGCAAGAAGGTGGGGGCTGCCATTGCACAACTGTTTGTCGATTTAAACGAGGCCTTCTCACAGATTGGTGCAGGACTTAACTGGCTCCGTAAGGGAATAGATTCAATATTTGGCTGGAATAAGTCCGATGACAAGGAGTCATCAGGCAGTGACTCTGCTGAGCCAAATGCACCGTTATTTGGCGACAGCGCATCACCTAGCGGCGGTGCCCTCAACCTGTATCAACCCGCGAAGACGAATACCTCAAACTCATTAACTGACAACCGTTCCACCACGGTTAACTTAAGTTACAGCGCAACTAACGGTGCTGATAAAGACCAATTTATTGGTTGGTTCAACGAAGCAACCAATCAGCGCGAATGGAATAAAACCAACGACCGGCTAGGCCAGTTTGGCTATGGAGGTATGTACTCATGATGATGACGCTAGGTTTATTTGTCTTCAAACTCAGAACCTTACCCTATCAGACTTTGAAAAGAGATGTCGGCTACGGCTGGGTGGAAAACAAGCGCGTTGGACAACGCCCGATCACCCAATACCTTGGCTTGGGTACCGAAACTATCACCCTCACCGGTCAGCTCTTGCCGGAAGTCACCGGCGGCCAAACCTACCTGCAAGTGTTTGAAAGTATGGCGGACTCGGGGCGAGCTTGGCCGCTAATTGAAGGTAGCGGCACCATTTATGGCATGTTTGTGGTTCAAAGCTTTAATCACACCAACTCACAGCTAAACACCGATGGTCGGGCGCGTAATATCAGCTTTGAACTGACGCTTAAACGCGTCGATGAGTCCTATGCGGCCATGTTCGGTGATCTACAGGAGCAGGCAAAGGGGTTGTATAACAAGGCGAGTAATACCGTAAAACAACTCTTTCCTAATGGAGTAAGCCTATGATAACCCAGCTACAATTGCCCGCTGGGGCAAAAATCATGCCTGACTTCATGCTGAGCGTGGAAGATAAAGCTTTAGAAAGAAACGTCAGCGAGCGTGTGATGTCATTGAAAATGACCGACAACAGCGGTTTTGCCGCTGATATGTTAAATATCACTTTTGATGATAGCGATGGCGCGTTCCAAATGCCCGAGCGCGGCACCGTTTTGAGCTTAAGTCTGGGCTGGGCGGGTCAAAACCTGATTGGCTGTGGCCGTTTTGTGGTAGATACCGTGGTACACAAAGGAGCACCGGACACTCTCGACGTCACTGCAAGAAGTGCCGACTTGCGTGAATCAATGAACACTCAGGGAAGTTATTCTTACGATGACACCACGCTGGGTGCGATCGTTAATCTGATATCTCGCCGTAATAAGCTGCCTCCGGCAAACTTATTGCCCGAGATGGCGGCGATAAAAATCGCTCATATTGACCAGACTGGCGAAACCGATGCCTTCTTCCTTATGCGGCTGGCGCAAATGTATGGCGCTCAGGCTACGGTAAAGTACGGCCAAATTATCTTTATCAAGCCGGGGTATGGCATCACGGGTTCGGGTAAAGCTATCCCATGGATGACAATTGAACGTTCGGACGGTGACACGCATTCATTTAAATTATCCGATGTGCTGGCCTACAGCGGCGTAAAAGCAAAATGGCATGATGTGAAAAAGGGGCAATCCAATAAGGTCGGCGTGCAGCGAACCAAGAAGGCAAATAGCAGTGCTAAGGTGTCGCATCCTAATGCTAAAACGCCGGCATCGCCAAGTGCTGCGGGGAGCGCCAAGGAGGAGAATTACATCTCTGGCTCCAATGAGAAAGTACTGGAGCTGAATAAAATTTATCCCGATGAGGAGTCTGCTACTCGCGCGGCTGATGCGATTTTTAAGCAGATCCAATATGACGCTGCCACCTTCGACATTACTTTGGCCTTAGGCAGGGCTGACCTGTTCGCGCAAACTCCCGTGACTGTCAGTGGTTTTAAAGACGTGATTGACCAGCAGCGCTGGATCATCGATTCCGTGGTTCATGATGTTGCTGGACAGGGATTCGTCACCACCTTGAAATTGAAGGTATATGTAGAGGATATTACTTATCAAGCCACTTCAATATAATATAAACTTGCTTTTGCAAGATTGATGTTTCATAATCACTCCAACGCTTACCTAAACGCTGGAGGTTTTTATGATGCATTGCCCACTTTGCGGAAAAGTCGCTCATACCCGCTCGAGCCGCTATCTCAGTGAATCAACAAAAGAACGCTATCATCAGTGCCAGAACATTGAATGCAGCTGCACCTTTGCAACTCATGAATCCGTGGCTCGGGTTATTTCCAAGCCGGGTGTGAATTTGCAAGCTGGAATGCGCGCGGTCTAAGCTTCTTCAGTACCGGCAACACCCTCTATTTTTTTGCTCCTCCCTTTGCCTGCTCCCCCGCAGGCTTTTTTGTGTAGTCAATTTGTAGTCACTGAATACAAAAAAAAGGGGTTAGCCTATGGCTAACCCCTTGTTCTATATTAACTATTAGATGTCGCGTTAGCGATACCTTAGTTAAGACGCTTTTAATTAGGCCTATTGATACATAAGGCTTTTTTCAAAAAATCAATTAGTTAAGGTGAAACCAAGTGCCACCAAATGCCACCTTTAACCACCTGTGTAGTCAATTTGTAGTCAATTAAAGTCGTCGATATCGGATAACGGACTTAATAAAACGGCCTGCTCCAAGTGGTCAGGTGCAAAGTGCGCATATCGCATCGTTTCTCTGATATTGGCGTGGCCTAGGACTTTCTGCAGAACCAGAATATTCCCCCCGTTCATCATGAAGTGAGCGCCGAACGTGTGGCGGAGCACGTGAGTCATCTGCCCCTCTGACAATTCGATATCAGTGAGGGCCACAACCTTTTTAAACTCCTGATAGCACGGCTTGGAAAACTGACCGCTAAGTGGCTTTAACTCGTTATACAACCACTTAGGGATGGGTACTGTTCTATTTTTCTTCCCTTTTGTTTTATAAAAGGTCAGTTTCTGCGGCGAAAGTTGCGATCTGGTCAGGTTGTTGGCCTCTGTCCAGCGTGCACCGGTAGCCAAACAAATCTTTACAATGCGAGTTACATGCTCTTTACCATACACTTTGCAAGCTTTCAAAAGCGAGTTGATCTGATTTTTAGTCAACCAGCTCATTTCTCGGTCTTCTTCTTTGAATGCTCGAATGCCATCTAAAGGGTTTGGGCCTGTCCATTCACCAAGACGCTTAAGCTCGTTGAACATGGCATAAAGGTAGTGGTGCTCACGGTTAACCGTTACCGGCTTCACTTTCCACTGTTCTGGGTCGGTGTGATAACCGTTATCAATCTCCCCCTTAAGCCTTTGATCTCGATAGTGCGCCCAATCTTTGGTTGTAATACGAGAAGCAACCGGATCACGTAATCCCCGGACAATGATACTTAGCTTCCCTAGCCGAGACTTTGAGGCCGTCAAAGATTGACCGTGAAGGTCATGCCACAGCTCGACAAGCGTGCTTAACTTTCTATTGTCAACCTTCTCACCTTTCCACGGTTTTTCCTCCGCCTCTTTGATAGTGAAGTTTTCAAAGGCTGTGGCCTCACCCTTTGTGGCAAACGTTTTTCTAATCCGTTTGCCATGGCGACCGGCAGCATAAAAATCAGTCTGCCACTCACCTGTCGGAAGTTTTTTTACGGTCATCTAGTCAGGTTCTAGTTTAAATCACTGCGAGTAGCTAAATGGGTATGGGACAGAATAATTACCTTCGCTTGGTCTTCTTCTACCTTCCCAGCCTCATTACAGGCGCTGTGTGGATTTTCGAAAATATAACCAGAGTAATTAAACTTATTTAGGATGCGGATCTCTTTAGTTGTTTTTAAGAAGGTCTTATTTTTGCTATCTAACCAAAGAGGGCTACAGATGCCCCACGTTGCCACAAAGTCATAAAGCTCGGGGGTAACTTGGGCCTCATTCATTGTTATCGTTACGATGCCCGATTTATCGGTTATAGCCAAAGGTTGCCAATCATTGGTAGATTTCGTCAAAATAGAAATGTTTGATGATTGAGCAAATGTTGAAACTGAGACTGCCCCCAAAAGTAAAGCCAGCGCTACCTTACGCATTAAAATTTCCTCTGTTACTTAATAAAAGATGTTAGAACTTTTCCCACTAACTCCACGTCATTAACACTGCATTCAAAAGAAGCGTTGCCGCCTGAGACTTTCAACTTATTGCCGGGTATGCGGGCCACTTCGTAAACGTCGTAATCGCCATCGATATTTAGTAGCCATTTACCATTGCCGATTACATTGACGCCCAAGTCGATGACCCATGAGTCACTATTCTTTTTTAGCAGCGCCGGTTTAATTGCAGGTGTATCAAAGAATTCTTTATCAATTTTCCAAACGCCAACTTCATTTAACTTTCCATCTGATATAGATAGCTTTTGAATGGTGAGAACGTCGTCACTTAGATGCGGAGAGTCTTCGCTATTAAGATACGGTTGGCCCTGCCCGGTAGCTATCCAGCGCAAAGAAACGCCTGTATCTAGGGCGGTGGCTATAACCAATTCCGCTGGGAAGTAATCTCTTCTAACCCAAGTGCTCACCGTTCCGGGGGATAGGCCGTAGGCCTCACCGATTTCTTTTTGTAGCGAGAACCCATGCGCATCCATCACGCGCCTAAGAACCCCCTTCCCTCCAGATTTGAAAAGCGACTCATAAAGAGATTGCCCGCTATCGAAAGTCGTATTTTCTGATTTTTTTTCCGGGTTTGAAATTTTCCCATACAAAAGCCATTCAAGATCTGCGCCTGTATCGAGCGCGCATTTAATGATGACACTACCGGGCACGCTATCACGCTCCCGCCAGCCGCTAATATTATTCGCTGCAATATCAAGAAGTTGAGCTAATTCTTTTTGCGTGGCAATGCCATAGGCTGACAGTACTCGCTCGATTACTGCCCCGGCATCAGAGGGAATCTTTTCCATATACCCACCAAGAAAGTTATTAAATCGGATTTACAAATCATAAAATACGATCTAAAGTTCGTTTGTCCTGTTGTTCATGGCACAACATGACACCAAAAATACGCTTAACCGGAGATCATGATAGATGATTAGTCAAATTGCAATCCCGCAGGGCAAGGAGCTAATGACATACGAAGAGTTTGCAGAATCGTATGGTTACAGCACCAGAACTGTTAAACGGATGGTGGCAGAAGGTGAATTGCTGCTAATGGCGCGTGGGAAGGATCGCGCAGCGGCCCGCATCAATATGATTGCCTTTCGCGCCCGCCTTCTGCAACAGGCAATTAATTGCAAATACGTCCCAGCTTAACCGCTTCGCTTTTTACAACATGGATTCATATTAAGTGAATTAAGGAAGGCACGATGTTTGATTTTAAAGTGTCCATACATGACGATTTTGACGAAGCCTGCCTACGTTTTACTGCGCGCCACAACATTACTGAATTAGCTAGTCAAATGCGCTTAAACCCTCAGACTCTGCGGAACAAGCTCAATCCAGCACAGGCTCACCAGCTGACTTGTATGGAGCTGCTTGATCTGACTGACCTTACGGAAGACGCGAGTTTGCTCGATGGGCTGCTAGCTCAGATTAATTGCATGCCAGCAGTTCCAGTCAATGAGATAGCTGACAAAAATCTAGCCACTTACACCCTACAGGCAACCGCAGCTGTAGGCACAATTGCAGCATCGGCAGCCACAGGCGAGCAACCTTGCCCGCAGCGCAAAAGCGTATTGCTGGAAGGCGTTAACGCTGGGATTCGTCACTTATCTCTGATCGGTTTGTTAATTCAGGGCCGCGTTGAGGGTTCGCCCGCTTTTGCTTCTGCTGTTGGCACCATTGCCAGCATCGCTACTAACGGGATGGTTTGAGCATGGCTATTTCAATTGCCCCATTGCTAAAGCGTCAATCGCCGGGCCGTCATTTTGGTCATGGTTGGATTGAGTTAAAGACTGGCGACCGCTGGAACCCGGCACCGCGTCAGGCTGGTTTTGTCACCGTATCAACTCCAGCGAAAAAGAAGCCGTTTTATAAACGCTTATTTAGTTGAGGTTCATATGTTATTAGCAACAGATAAACAAATTGAAATAGGGATTAAGCACATTTCCAAAATTAAAGAAATGTTCCCATTCCGCAAGAATGCAGCGCAGGAAGCATTTGACGAAAGTCCGTTGCATATGCGTAAAACTATTTGCTTCCATGCGGGTTTGAAAAATCGGCATATTGAAATGAAGTTTTCGGAATTGAATTACACCGAACGTAAGCAAGTGGTTTCCGCGCTGAATTCTTTTATTGGTCTTACAGAATCACTTCCTAAATTTATTAGCGAAGACGATTGCAAATTAAATACTAATCACTAACCCGAACTAATTTAACAGGCGTTCAACTCGCCGGGCATTCTTTTGCCTAAAAACAGGAAATACACATGCAAAACATGATTGATAAGGCGCGTAACGGATTCTCTGGCATTCACATCATAGGTGTCGATTTGGGTGCCCCGGAGGGGGATTACAGCGCCGAACTGACACTGATGCTCAATAGCGCCCGCAATGATGAGCGCGCCAATCGTGCGGAAGTCTTCGCCGCACGCCTTGAGGCTATTGCCTGCTTCTTTACCAAGAATGAATTGACCGGAGTGGAAGCCGCCGAAGCGCTGCGCACCGAGGCTGAACGTATTCGCAACGAAGCTGGGGAGATTCACTGATGCAATCGCAAAATGTCGATAGTCATGAAATTGCCGCTGCACTATCTAAACGTGAAATGGCTAAATCAATCTCAAAACGCGTTGATATAAGCGGCTCTTTTACAATTATCCCTCAAGGGAATGGCGATTTAATCCTCGCCGAAATTAAGACCAATAAAGAGTCGGGAAACCAATATTTCCCAACCATGGCGATATACCAGAAGAAACACAGCCTAGCGCGAGATTTTATTAATATTTTTGTTGGTCGTGCTGCGTGGGTAAAGGAAATCACCGAAGACGCAGATTTATTACGCGAATACAAAGCTGCGCAAAAGATGGTGTTAACGGCACTTTCTAAAATTAATCAATCTGAGGTGGCTCATGCCTGATTTACTGGATTCCATCACCGAACGTCAGGCCGAAGCGCTTGAGGCTCAAATCAACGCCGCGCGCCAGCCACTGACTGGCGTTTCCGCGATGTTCTGCATCGACTGTGATCGCCCAATTCCCGAAGCCCGTCGCGCAGCTCTGCCGGGTGTTGAGCTTTGCGTGTACTGCGCAGAACTAATCGAACAAAGAAATAGGCATTACCGGGGGCGCGCATGACCGCCTTTTACGTGCTGCTCGGTGTGCTGGCAGTCATCGCCAGCGGCTTTCTGGCTGCTGACATTAGTGATGCGGATTTTCATAAGCGGCCTGAAAACCGCAATTACGATTAAGGGCGACGCATGAAAACAATAGTTAAATGGGCGGGTTCAAAATCTCGCGTCATGGGAACCCTTAAGCAACATCTACCAGCCGGTGATCGACTGGTTGAGCCGTTTGCGGGTTCTTGCTCTGTAATGATGAATACGGATTATCCTGCTTATTTGGTGGCTGATATTAATCCTGATTTAATTTCGCTTTATAAAGCTGTTGCAGATAATCCGCTTGATTTAATTGCCCGAGCGAAACACTTGTTCGAAACATTTAATAGTGAGCACGGTTATTATGATAGCAGGCATGAGTTCAATCATGGCTGTGATCCAGAATGGCGTGCTGCGACTTTTTTGTTTCTGAATCGCCACTGCTTTAACGGCCTATGTCGTTATAACCAGTCGGGCGCATTTAATGTTCCATTTGGTAAATACAAAAACGTTTATTTCCCTGAGGCTGAGATCCTTGCGTTTGCTGAGAAGGCCAAACGCGCAACGTTTCTGTGCTGCACCTTTGAAGAAACGCTGCGCATGGTCGCGCCGGGCGATGTGGTTTATTGCGATCCGCCGTACCTCGTAGAAGCAAAGGGCTTTACTAATTACCACTCTGGCGGCTTTGGCCTGAGTGAGCAAAATCGACTGGCCTTGTTGCTGTCTCGTCTGGTTAATAGAGATTATCCGGTAGTTGCTTCAAACGCTGATTTGCCAGCAACCCGCTCCCTTTACAAAGCTTTCGATATCGTTGGGCTGAACGCCCCGCGCTCTGTTGGCGCGTCCGGCGACTGCGCCAAATCCGCCCCCGAAATTATTGCTAAACACACCCCGAAAAAACCTAAGTACCTGCCGCCAGACCCGGCTGTCGATTCTCTGCTGCTGGCTGGCTTTCCAATGCGTGAAGAAATTGAAGGAGTTGAATAAATAATGGTGCTCACAGTTAAGCAGCTTAAAAAAGCTCTGCGTGGCGTTCCTGACGACGCCACTGTGGTTTTAGTAGACCACGACCACAGCGAAGACGAGTTCAATGGCTCTGCGACATCGTGCGGGCATGACATGCCGGGCGACGAGCGCTGCGACGCTTATCAGAAGTATGCCGGGCGTGACAGCGATATTTTTTGGCTTAAGGTTTAATCGGTGAGTCAGTCACTTTTGGCAAGCCGCTTCACGCCTCAAATTGAAACGCCCGCAACGTGGGCGTATTCATGGAACGCCCCGCGCCCGGCAGTTGCTGGGCCGGAAAGACCGCTTACCCGTGACGAATTCCGTCAGGGGCAAGCCGTCTTAGAGAAAGTTAAAACGCTTTCCTCCGATCTCTATCAGGCTTTTACCAGCCGCCATAAGTACCTGCTGAAAGAAAAAGGCATTCACGCCGCCAACAAGTACCTCGTTTTCACGCTGGGCCGCACCATTCTGCCGCGCGTCGAGTCAGTGAACGCCGCACATTCAATGAATTGTGGCGCGTCCCTTAAATTCATGTCTGAGGCCGATACCTATCATCGCCTGCCAAACCTGAATGATAAAAACGTGCGCCGTTTGGCGCAGGACGTTGCCGGGCAGCTTAAGGCCATTTACGAAGAAGCGTGCGAGCGGTTGCTGGAAGAGAACGGCGGCGACAGTTCGGTGCTGTTCTTGGCGATCACTCAAGACCATCTTTATGGCGAAATTGCGGGTATGGCCCGCGCCTTTAACATCAACCCAATGCACTGGGCCAAATATCGCAAACGGCAGCTAGATGCTGTTTCAGCCATCGCCAGTTTATCCCGTCTGGTTAATCCTGATTGGTGGGTTCGTCAGTTAAAAGCGCAGCGCACCCGCTGGCGCGAAGCGTTGCTGATAGCTATCGGCGACGTTAACCGTGGCAAATCTCCCTACGCCAGCAAGCAGGCAATCCGCGAAGTGAAAGCGCGCCGCCAGTCTAATCTCGACTACCTGAAAAGCTGTGATATTGAGAACGTAGCAACCGGCGAGCGCTTTGCCTTAATCGACAAGGTGATGGCGAGCATTTCCAACCCTGAGATCCGCCGCATGGAACTCATGAGCACTATCGCCGGTATCGAAGGCTATGCAGCCGAGGCCGGTGATGTTGGCATGTTCATCACTATCACCACGCCTTCCAAATATCACCCGACCCGGACAGTGGGCAAAGATAAAGATAAGCGCGTGCAGTTCAACCGCGCGTGGGACAAAGAGACATATACGCCGAAAGACGGGCAGCAATACCTGTGCAAAGTCTGGAGCAAAATCCGCACCGCCTTCAAAGATGAAGGCTTGCAGGTTTACGGCATGCGAGTCGTTGAGCCTCACCACGACGCGACGCCACACTGGCACATGATGCTATTCACCAAGCCAGACCAGCGCCAGCAGGTTATCGACATCATGCGCAAGCGCGCGATGAAAGAAGACGGTGACGAGCGCGGTGCGGCTAAGAACCGCTTTGACTGCAAGCATATGAATCGCGGCGGCGCTGCGGGTTATATCGCTAAGTACATTGCCAAAAATATTGACGGCTATGCGCTGGATGGCGAGCGCGACCATGAAACCGGCGAGCTGCTTACCGACTCCGCTGCCGCCGTTACCGCATGGGCTGCCACGTGGCGCATTCCCCAATTTCACCCTATCGGCCTGCCAACCATGGGCGCTTATCGCGAATGCCGCAGTAAGGCGCTGAGATCCATTAGCCTGTCAGACTCCTTTGACGACGAAGTGGAAGCCGTGCGCGCCGCTGCTGACGCCGGTGATTTTGCTGCTTACCTCGCTGCACAAGGCGGGGCCAATGTCGCCCGCAAAGACCAGACCGTGCGAGTAGCCCGCCGCGTTGCCGACGAGCTGAATTCCTATGACGAAGAAGTGCAAAAGGTCGTTGGCATTTTTGCGCCGCACCTCGGCGAAACCAAAGTTTTTGAAACCCGTACAACGCAATGGCGGATCGTGTCTTCTGCCGTTGACGTTAATTCTTTGACCTTAAAAAGCGGCTCTGCCGCGCCTCGGAGTCCTGTCAATAACTGTGGGTTGGTCGGAAGCTCTGCCGCGACAAATCGGCAGAAAAGCCAAGATAACCGGCCTGAATCACACACAGTGACCGCCGAAAACGATAAGGCAACGGCGATTGACTGGAACGACACAGCCGCCGTGAGGGCGATTGTGTCGCGTGTCCGTGAAGAAACCCCGCGGATAAACAAAGCGCAGCGGAGTTTTGACCCAACAAAAGGGCGAGAAATCGCACCGTCAGCCAGATTGACGCCAGCAGAACGGGCGAGATTGCCGGAAATTACGCGAGAGTTGACCAAGCACGGCATTAGCCCGGAACGCTGGGAGCTGGAAGCGCTAACGCGCGGCGCTCGCATTCGCTTTGGTGATGTAGAAATGCACTTTGCCGCCGTTGAGGATTGGGCTGAATTTTATTAGTTCGGTACCGCACAGTTAAATCCGACTGTGCCAGCTGGCTGAGATATACCGGCACGCATAGCCAGATTTGACTGTGCCGGCCATAACGAAAGTTTTCTGCAGTACAGTCAGATTTGACTGTGCTCGATATAAAAAAAGGGGCGCATGTGGGCTATCTCGGAAGTAAGGCGGCAAGTGGGGCATATCAGGCAATTATCAGCCAAATGCCCCCGCACGATTTATACATTGAAACTCATTTGGGAGGCGGTGCCGTTATGGCGCGCAAGCCTGCGGCGTTGGTCAATATCGGTATCGACATTGACCCGATAACTATTGAGGCAGCGAGACAGCAGCAGCTCAATGCTGAGCTAGTGTGTGCTGATGCTGTCGAATATCTGGCTAACTTCGATTTCAGCAAGTTTTCTTCCCCCCTGGTCTATGTTGATCCGCCTTACTTGGCTGAGACGAGAACCGGCAACGCGCGTTATCGTCATGAGTACACGCGGGGCGACCACATCCGTTTGATTGAGTCGCTGCGCGCCCTCCCCGCCTCGGTGATGATATCGGGCTACCCGTCCGCGCTTTATGACGAACTTCTGGCGGGCTGGCGCTCTATCAAGTTTCAGGTCATGACGCGCGGCGGGGTTCGAACGGAACAGCTTTGGATGAATTACGAGGCAGGCTTTGCTTATTGTTCAACTTTTGCGGGCAAAGATTACATCGATAGGCAGAGAATTAAGCGAAAGGCTCAGCGCTGGGAGGCTAATTACTTGGCGCTGAGTGAGGCGGAACGGCTCGCAATTCTTTCGCGATTGCTTGCAAGCCACGCTATCTGAAAGACCGCACGAATTTATTAATACATTCAGACAATCAATATTTTAGGAATTAACTTACAGATTTATATAGAAATTATAAATGTAAGAAATTATACTACTGTAAATAAACACAGTATTATGAGGTTGTAATGGAGTATACGCAAAGGCTAACAGTGGCGATCATGAAGGTGCGTTTGATGGCTGATATTTCAAGTGATGCGCAATGCAAAGCTAATGAGTTTGGAATGGTTTTTGAGATAATTTCCGACCTTGCTAAAAAGGCGCTGGATGAAATCGAGTTAGAAAAAACTGTGCATCACTGATTAAAAAAACTGAATTCTGCCCGTGCATGCATATGCTGCATGCATTTGAATGATCAAATAGGATCTAAAAACCCCGCAAGGCCCGCGCTAGCTGGGCTTTGCGACGATCGAGGTAGTGCATTAAAAGCGATCGGTTAAGTCACAGCGGGCAGGCGGGTAACATTGCGCGCGGAGGTCAAAAAAGCAGGCCCAGCCGTGCGGCTGGGCGGGCCGTGGTGGCCCTCTCGCTTGCGAGGTGTGATTCCGGTGGGTGTTTGGTGCGGTGCGCGTGGTGGGCGTCTGAGGGCGTTACAGGCGGGCGGTTGCCGAGTGGAATTTAGGTGGCTGGGTGAGCATTGGCCCGTTGCCGGGCCAGCTGGTTAATTGGTGCTTTCAGTCGTCAGCTCGTAAGGCTTGAAACGAATAACCTCTTGGCCTATCCAGTCATTTACCTCTTTCATTCTTTCCTGCAACGGTGTCAGCTCGTTCCTGACGAAAACCTGCGCTGCCTTCTGCACGTCACCAAAGCCCCCGGCGTTATCTGGAATAATCCCCATCATCTGTGGCGGAACGCGGTGCGCGCTTAGCAAGTCGTCGCGCGTGGCCTTCTTGATGTTAAAGAAATCATCTTTCGTTGCCACTTCGCTCAGCGGGATAATTTGAATCCCGTCCTTTTTTCCGTTCGGCGCGTACATAAACAGATTACGGAAATTCCCTAGCCCTTTCGTGTCGCGCATGGCTTTGCGCATCTGATCGATATCGGTGCTGCTTTGGGCCGCGTCGGTCATATACATGATATAGCCAGCATGCGCGCCGTTCTGGTAATACTTGCGGCGAAACAGCGTGGCAGATTCGTTAAGCCATGCCGAGTTGAGCGCGCTCAGATATTCCGGCAGGCCGTATAATTCCTGATTGATATCTGGCTCAATCAGATGAAATACACTATTCGCTCTGAATTCATGGGCCTCTTTAAAATCCTGCACAAACCAATACTTGCCGCGCTCAACGCCGCGCCGTGTATATTTTGCGGGGCTACAGGCGAGACGGGCGGCGTCGCCTAATTGGTTCGTGATCTGTTCAAGATACGCGTTACCAAAGGTAATAAAGTCCAGCGCAAAGCGGCTAAAGTCTTGCTGAGTGAGCAGCCTATGGGGGATGAATGTTGATGCCAGAATATTACGCTTAACAAACATCGGTGAGCTGTGATGCACTGCTGCCCGAAAGCTGCGCGCCAGACCTTCAAAGCTGATCGGCGGTTCGTACCATCGACCATTACCCACGCTCTCTATGTAATCCAGAATCTCGCGACGGTCTAAAACGGGCGTTGGCTCCCCAAAGCTAAACGCCTCTGCTCCGGCCTGCTGCGCTGGCGCTGCCGGTTGTGCCTGCTTGCGGAATTTGCGCTTACTCATAATTAATAAAACTCCAAAATGCTGCTGCTTTGCCCGCCGTTTGCTGCGGTGAGCGGTTCGTTTACCAGTGCGTGCATGGTCGCCCACGCCACGTCTGCGTGGCTCGCTTCTTCGCTGCGGCTGGCTTGATAGGTGGCTTTTGAGCCGCTGGCGGTCATGGTTTTGCGAATGGCCATAAAGCTGGCGGTTATGTCTGTGAAACTGGTGTCGTACTCCAGTCGGCCCGATGAAATGACGTTTTTCGCTTTGAGTACCATTTCGGTTTTAACCTCTGGCGAATACTGGAACTCCCGAACGGCTGGGAAGAAATTGCGCACCAACTGAAAAACCCCCATCCCTAGGCCGGTGGCATCAATGCCGATGTACTCAACGACATATTTTTTTGTTAGGTCTTCAATGCTTTCGGCCTGCTTGGCAAAGTCCATGCCCTTCCATTGGTGCCGCTCAAGAATGCGGAACTTACCGCCCGGAACGGCTGGCGGTGCCAGCACCACGCAACCGGCGCTGTCTCCGGTGTGCGACGGGTCATACCCAATCCAGACGGGGCGATAACCAAACGGACGATTAATATATGGGTCGAAATCCTCCCACTCGTCGAGACTGTCAACCATGCAGCCTTGCAGCTCGGCAAACGGGAAAACGGACGCCTGATCGTCAACAAATTCGCACATCAGCAAGTTGTCGTATTCTGCCGGGCTGTATTCCAGTGAAAGCTGTTCAAGGTCGAAAAGATTACAGCCGCCGCTGAGTGCGTCCTCAATCGTGACAATCTGCCGCCACTGACCATCGCCACACAGCGCGCCTTTCGCCAAATGGCTGTGAGACAGGTCGAGTTCGATACGGTCAGATTTGCTCTTTCGCCCCTTGTTAAACAGCTCGCCAGACCAGAACGGATAGGCGCTGTGTGCCAAACTCGACGGCGTGGAAAAATAGGTGCTGCGCCACTTTTTGTGCAGGGCCATGCCGGACGCGACCTTTCGCAACTCCTGAAACTTCGGTATCCAAAAATATTCGTCTAAGTACAGGTTGCCGGTGTAGCTCTGCGCGGTGCGCACGTTGGTGCCTAAGAAAATCAGGCGCGCGCCGTTGGGCAGGACAATCGGATCGCCTTTGAGGTCAACGTCCACCTTTCGGGCAAAGTCGATAATGTAATTTTTGAAGACGTGCGCCTGCGCCTTACTGGCTGACAGGAAAATTTGGTTTCGGCCCGTCGTCAGGGCGTCTATTAGCGCCTCGCGGGCAAAATAGAACGTCGCGCCAATCTGGCGGGATTTGAGAATGTTGCGGATTCGGTGCTGCAAACCGGCACGGTGCCAGCCGCGCTGATATTCAAAGGATTCGGCGAGGAAAATGTCACTCAATTTGCCTATCGCTTCATCGCTGAAAATGTTCTTTTCAGGCGCTTTGCGATCCCCTTTGTTCCGGCTGGCAATGTTCGGATTTAAATCCACCTCGTTACCGCCAGCGTTATAGCGGTTCACGCGCGCAAGGCGCTCCATCATTCGGCCTAATGCGTCGATTTCTTTATAGTCGCTGTTCCCCTTCACATCCTTCATGACGAGCTGAATGAGCCGCGCTTCCATGCTGGATTCGACGCGAGAAATGGGCGCGGCGTCCTCCCACTTATCGCGCAGTTTCCAGCTCTGCACGGTCGGCGTTTTTTGTTTCAGCATTTCCGCAATCTGACGAACAGAAAACCCCTGCCAGTAAAGCAGTGCCGCCTGTCGCCGTGGGTCGCTGAGTATGGTGGTATCGGTAGTGATCATGACCGCCACGTTACCGACTGGCCTGCCATTCTTCGCGCTGTCCACGTTGTGCTATCGAACATCAACCCGCACCAGCTGGCGGCTTGTCGCGACTGTCTGGAAACTGGCCCCTGTCAGAAATACTCAACGACTGGAGTCAGTAACATGGCAAAGAAAGTATCTAAGTGGTTCCGCATTGGTGTCGAAGGCGATACCTGTGACGGCCGCAAAATTGATGACAATGACATTAAGGAAATGGCGCAGTCATACAGCGCCAAAGCCTATGGCGCACGCATCAATCTGGAACACATCAAGGGGATTTTGCCAACTAGCGATTTTCGTCGCTATGGCGATGTGATCGAGCTTAAGGCCGAGCAAATTAACGAACCTGATGAACCGTTACTGCATGGTAAATGGGCGCTGTTCGCGAAAATCGTACCAACCGAAGACCTAACCCTTATGGTCGGCAAAGGCCAAAAGGTTTACACCTCCATGGAAATTGAGCCGAACTTTGCCCAATCAGGCAAAGCCTACTTGGTGGGTCTGGCTGTTACCGATGACCCCGCGAGCCTCGGTACGGAAATGCTGGAATTTAGCCGCAAGGCGCAAAAAAACCCGTTAGCGGCGCGTAAATCCAACCCTGAAAACCTGTTCTCTGTGGCAACCGAAGTGCTGCTGGAATTCGAAGACGTTACCGAAACTGGCCCTACCTTCTATTCCCGCGTCAAACAGCTGCTTTCCCGCAAGCAAGATTCTGACGACGCACGTTTTAAAGATGTGCATGAGGCAGTCGAAGCCGTTGTTGAGCAGCTTCAGATCAACCAGACCGAGCAGGAAACCAAATTTTCCAAAATTGAATCTGCGCTTTCTCAGCGTCTTGAGGCTTTAGAAACATCAACGGCGAAAGGCACTGAGGATTTCAATTCGCTTAAGCAGCGTTTGGAAAATACCCAGCCGGAGAATTTCAGCCAGCGCCCACTGGCGAACGGCGGCGGCAGTAATTCCGAAGAAACAGTAACCGACTGCTAAGAGCCGTCATTTCGAGGCGTGCCCGGCGCGCCTTAAGAATCATGATCCCTTGTAATAGGAAAAGTAATGCGTAAAACAACCCGCTTTAAATTCAATGCGTTCATGACGCAGCTCGCAAAGCTCAACGGCATTGAGTCCGACGAGCTGAATAAAAAATTTAGCGTTGAGCCGTCCGTCACGCAGCGCCTAATGACGCGCGTGCAGGAGTCCTCTGAGTTCCTCAAGCGCATTAACATCATCCCCGTTGATGAAATGAAGGGTGAGAAAATCGGCGTAGGCGTTTCCAGCACTATCGCCAGCACCACTAACACCAGCGGCGGCGACCAGCGCGAAACCGCAGATTTCACCGCGTTAGACGCTGAGGGCTATTTCTGCCAGCAGACTAACTACGATTTCCACTGGCCTTACAACAAGCTCGACCTGTGGGCGCGCTACAACGATTTCCAGACGAAACTACGTGACGCCATTATTCAGCGTCAGGCGCTTGACCGCATCCTGATTGGCTTTAACGGCGTAATGCGCGCACCAACCTCAAACCGCATTAAGTACCCGCTGTTGCAGGACGTGGGCGAAGGCTGGATGCAGAAATATCGCCGCAACGCGTCTAAGCGCGTGCTGGGTAGCAAGCTGAATGACGACGGCACCATTACCCCGATGCCGGTGAAAATTGGTAAAGGTGGCGTATATGCCAACCTCGACGCCGCCGTGATGGATGTGGTGAATAACCTGATTGATCCGGTGTATCAGGACGATACGGGGCTGGTTGTTATCTGCGGTCGTCAACTGCTGGCTGACAAATATTTCCCGCTGGTCAATCAGACGCAGCCAAATACCGAAGCCATGGCGGCGGATTTGATTATCAGCCAGAAGCGCATCGGCAATTTGCCAGCGGTACGCGTGCCGGGCTTCCCTGCTAACGCCTTCTTTGTCACTCGCCTCGACAACCTGTCGATCTACTGGCAGGACGAGACGCACCGCCGTCACATCGAAGAAAACCCGAAACGCGACCGCGTGGAAAACTACGAGTCAATCAACGACGACTACGTGGTTGAAGATTACGGCTGCGGCTGCATCGTGGAAAACATTGAAATGCTTGCCGCTCATGAGCCTGAAGTTGCCTCAATGTCTGCCGCAGCGGCTGACTACAGCGGCCTTGCTGCTGCCATCGTGGAAGCGGTGAAGGCGGTTAACGGTAAAGGCGAAGATAAGGCCGAAGACAAGCCGGAAAGCCAAGACGACACCCAAGACGGCAAACAGGAGTAAGTCATGATCAGCCCTGCCCGTAGTCACTTTTTGCGGCAGTCAGCTATCGAAGCCGCGCAGCAGGATAACGGCCTGCTGCGCCATGCGACGGGCTACGAACTGCAACTAAGAAAGCTCAATGAAGATAAGGCCCGGCTAAAACAGATTAAGTCGAAAGAAACGAAAGCCGAGCTGAAAGCCGACATGCTGCCAGCCTATGCGCCTTGGGTTGACGGCGTTCTCGCCGAAGGCAAAGGCGCGCAGGACGCGATTTTAATGACCGTCATGGTCTGGCGTCTGGACGCCGGAGACTTGTCCGGCGCGCTGGATATCGCGGAATACGCCCTTAAGCATAAGCTTGCCACGCCTGATGATTTCACCCGACCAACTGGCTACCTGTTGGTGGAAGAAATCGCCGTGCTCGCGCTGCGTGATATTGCGGCAGGCGAAGCGGTGGAGATTGAGCCGCTACTTAGAACGCTGGAGCTGACGGACGGTGAAGACATGCCAGACCTTGTGCGCGCCAAATTGCACAAAGTGATCGGCACGGTTTACCGCTCGCTGGGCAGGGCTGGCCTTGCACTGCAACACATGAAACGCGCCTTGCAGTTGGACGAAAACAGCGGCGTTAAAAAATCCATTGAGCAGCTGGAACGCGAAATCAAAAAGGCTTCCAGCCGCTAACAGAATGCGCCCCGCGCAGGGCGGCACGCCAGCCGCGACAGGTCATTGGCCTCGTTAACGCTGGCGTCCACCGCCCCCTATTTAGAGGTTTTTATGTCACTCGTTATTAGCGAGCCAAACCCACCGGCTGCGGCGGAACCCGCGATCAGCAATTCGTTTTTCTGGCCTGAAATTAGCCCTGCCGAACTGCGCGACACGTTGCGACTTGAAGGCACCGTGACCGCGAAGCGCCTGCGCTCGCAGGTGGTGCGCGCCATGACCGAAGTTAACGCCGAGTTGTTCGACTACCGCGCGGCTCAAATCGCCTGTGGCTATAAAACGCTGGCTGACGTACCCGCTGACAAGATTGACGGCGAGAGCGTGAAGCTCAGCGCCTACGTTAACGCGGTGGCCTCAATGGCGGCGGCGTATCTGGCGGAGCGCTACCCCGGCAACGACACCACGGACAAGGGCAGTCAGAAAGCCCAAATCGTAGAGCGCACCGTAGACGAGCTATGGCGCGACGCGCGTAACGCTATTCATGACGTGGCGGGCGTGCAGCATTCCATCATCGGGCTAATCTGATGCGGGTTTATGCCCAGCAGGGCGACACCGTTGACGCGCTTTGCTGGCGTCACTACGGGCGAACCGCCTCGGTTGTTGAGCAGGTTTACGCGGCTAACGTTGGGTTAGCCGATTTAGGGGCAGAACTGCCCCACGGTTACGCGGTTGAGCTTCCCGATTTGGCACAGGCCAAGGTCAGCGAGTCCGTTTCATTGTGGGATTAAACCAATGGAGAAAGTCACAACGTTTATCTGCTACTGCATTGCCGTATTTATGGCGTGGCTCGGCGGGCTGTCACCGCAGGACATTGCCTTTTTGGTCGGTGCCGTCATGGGGGTGGCTACGTTCTTTGTGAATTGGTACTACCGCCGCAAAACTTACCGGCTGCTGCAAGGCATGGGATTCGACAGGGGGGTAAATGACGCCATCAATCGTTAAACGCTGCATTGTCGGGGTGATCCTCGGCCTCGTTACGCTGCTGCCGGACACTGCCGGGCTTCGCACCACGCCCGAAGGAATGGCGCTGATTGCAGACTTTGAGGGGTGTCGCCTGTCGGCATACAAATGCACCGGCGACGTTTGGACAAACGGCATAGGCCACACGCTAGGCGTGAAAGGCGGTACGACAATCACGGAAAAGCAGGTAGCAATAAATTTTGTTGCTGACGTGCAGAACGTTGAGCGCGGTCTGGCGCGATGCCTTCCGGCTACGATGCCGCAGCCGGTTTATGACGCCGTGGTGTCATTCGCGTTCAACGTCGGCGTAAGGGCCGCGTGTACGTCAACGCTGGCGTTTTTCCTCAACAAAGGCGAATGGCGTCAAGCCTGTTTGCAGCTGCCCCGCTGGGTGTTTGTCAACGGCGTGCGCAGTGCCGGGCTAGAGCGTCGCCGACTTAATGAAATGGCTTACTGCCTGAAAGGTACTTGATATGCGCTATCTGATTGGCCTTGTGATCACCGTACTTGTCGTCTTTGCGCTGGGTCAGGCCGGACACATTAAAAAGCTTAAGCGGGAAGCCGTTTCGAATCAGAGAATTATCGAAACGCTATCCGCTGGTATTGAAAGCCGCGACCGGGCGATCACCCGTTTGCAGGCAGAAGGCGACGAGCGCGACCAGCAAGGCCGCGCACTGCGGGAATCCCTCGGCGCTGCCAACCAGCAGGCGCGGGATCGGGAATATGAAATTCAAGGACTACTTAATGAAAATCAAACACTGCGCGAGTGGTTTGCTACTGCTCTGCCTTCTGACGTTATCCGGCTGCAAGAACGCCCGGCCTTTGCCACCCCGGAGATTATTTACATTGGCTGTCCAGCCGTAAGCAGTTGCCCGATCCCGGCAAGCCACCCAAAAAATAACGGCGACCTAAGCGCCGATGTCAGAAATCTGGAGGCCGCACTGGTGGCCTGTGGCCTCCAGATTGAAACGGTTAAACAGTGTCAGGAGAATCACCGTGCTAAAACCTTTGCAGCTTCGGGACTACTTAACGGCCCGCGTGCCGGTGCTCAAAAAAAGCCCTGAGCAACTTCGCGTATTTATCGATAACGCCCGGATTGTTTCCACGCTCGCCAGCTCGCTGTCGTTTGAATATCAGTACCAGCTCAACCTGTTGATAACCGACTTCACGCAGGACGCCGACTTGCTGATCGTGCCGATGCTGGCATGGCTGCGGGAAAACCAGCCGGACATTATGGCGACCGCCGAAAAGCAGCAGGCGGGATTCACTTTCCGCGCTGACATGAATAACGATAACAGTTTCGATATCAGCATTAATTTGCAGCTGACCGAGCGGGTTATCGTTAAGCAGCTGGACGGCGGCTTGCACGTCAATCACCTGCCTGAGCCACCGTTACCGGTGGATGTGGAAAAGCCGCGTGAAATGTACCTGCACGGCGAGCTGGTGAGCCAGTGGAATGAGTGAGTTAACGGCGTTCGACAGCAGGCTGGCGGCGCTGATTGCGGCCCTTTCACCGCAAAGCCGTAAGGCCATGGCGGCAACCATTGCGAAGCGCGTGCGCAAGAATCAGCAGGAGCGGATAAAGCGGCAGGTGGGGCCGGACGGCAAGCCTTATGTGCCGAGGCGTTCCCAGCCATTGCGCAAGAAAAAGGGCCGCATTAAGCGGGAAATGTTCAGCAAGCTGCGCACCAATAAATTTCTAAAAGCGGTCGGCACCGGTAATGACGCGGTGGTCGAGTTCACCGGGCAGGTGCAGCGCATGGCACAGGTTCACCATTACGGGCTGCGCGACAGGCCATCACTGAAAGCCGAGCCGGTAAAATATGAGGCCCGTCCTTTGCTGGGGCTGGATGCTGAGGATTTAAAAATTGTTGAAGAGGAAATGTTGAATATGCTGGCAGAATAGTCCGCAGGCTAATGCATCTAAATAAGCGCCCTTGGGCGCTCTGTTTAATTATAAATTCTGATACAAATCCCAGCGATTTCCATAGAGGTCCACAAAGACCACCACAGTGCCATATTCTTCCTCGCGAGGTTCTTCACAAAAATTGACGCCCGCAGCTTTCATTGCTGTGTAGTCACGCCAAAAATTGTCTGTCTGTAGAAAAAGAAACACCCTTCCCCCACACTGATTGCCGATAAACCCTTCTTGTCTTTCGTTTGAGGCTTTTGCCAGCAAAAGATTGCAGTCACTTTCTGGATTGGGTGTCACTACAACCCAACGCTTTCCCGGCTGTGGTGTGTCTTCAATAAGAGTAAATCCGAGCATATTTGTGTAGTAGTCGATTGCCCGATCGTAATCGTCAACAACGATAGCCACATATCCCATACATCTTTTCTTTGATCTCAAAAGAAGCCCCTTTTGGTAATATTAACCTGTTAAACATCCCTATTTATCATAGCCTACCGTTGTGTCTTTGATAGACAACCCGCCCCAAATTGTATGCCGCCTGACAGGGCGGCATTCTTTTATGCATGAATACTTCCCCGGATTTACATGACGCTATGCGCCTGCTGCGCAATCTGATCCGCATTGGCACCGTTGCCGAGGTGGATTTAGCCGCAGGGCTGTGCCGCGTCGATACCGCAGGCAACACGACCAATTGGTTACATTGGCTGGCCTCGCGCGCCGGGCGTTCACGTTCTTGGTGGGCGCCGTCCATTGGCGAGCAGGTTTTGATTTTGTCTCTTGGCGGCGAGCTGGATGCCGGTTTTGTTATGCCGGGCATTTACTCCGACGACTTCCCCGCGCCGTCTGCCTCGGCTGACGCTGTGCATATCACTTTCCCTGATGGCGCAGTGATCGAGTACGAACCGGAAACCGGCGCGCTGCTGGCAACCGGTATCAAATCGGCAACCGTCAACGCCGCTGAAAAGGTGGCGGTAACGTCCCCCCTGGTCAACGTCGTCGCCGAAACACGCATCACGCTCGACACGCCGGAGGTGGTTTGTACCAACAAGCTCACCACTGGGTCTATTGAGGTGAAGCAAGGCGGAACCATGACCGGAAACATATCCCATTCTGGTGGCGGCATCACGTCAAACGGCATCGTACTGCATACCCATAAACACGGCGGCGTCCAGACGGGCGGCGGCACTACCGGCACACCTTCATAATTTAAAAAGGGCTTTAGCAATGTTTCTAAAATTATTCGTGAACGTTTTTTCTGCATCTGCCGCTGGCGTCATGCTTGCGCAGGGGGTGCGCGGGTGGTGGCTGGTTGCCGCCGTTGGCCTTTATTACTCGTACACAAATGACAAACGCTAAATACATTGGCATGAGTCGCGGAACGGGGCGCAGCGTCGAAGACCTTGCGCACATTCAGCAGTCTATCGCTGACATTCTCATAACGCCCGTTGGCAGTCGCGTCATGCGCCGGGATTACGGCTCGCTGCTTTCTGAGCTGGTTGACCGCCCGCAAAACCCCGCGCTGCGACTGCAAATCATGGCGGCATGCTATGGCGCAATTCTCAAATGGGAACCGCGCGTAAAGCTGACAGGCATCACCTTTAACACGACGGTTGACGGAAAGATGGTGGTTGATATCACCGGCACCCGCAGCGACATGTCGGATGATATTTCTTTAACCATTCCAGTGAGCTAACCCATGGCAACCATTGACCTGAGCCAGCTGCCCGCGCCGCGCGTGGTCGAAGAGCTGGACTATGAAACCCTGCTCGCCGAGCGCAAAGCGACGCTGATTTCACTCTATCCAACTGAGCAGCAGGCGGCGATTGCACGCACGCTGACGCTGGAGTCAGAGCCTGTCGTCAAGCTGTTGCAGGAAAACGCCTACCGCGAAGTCATCCTGCGCCAGCGCGTCAACGAGGCCGCGCAGGCGGTGATGTTGGCCTATTCGACCGGTACAGACCTCGACAACATTGCCGCGCGCTATGACGTCCAGCGCCTGATTGTGCGCCCGGCTGACACAACGGCAATCCCGCCCGTTTTGGCGGAGCTGGAAACCGACGCTGATTTTCGTATCCGCGTACAGCAGGCGTTTGAAGGGGTGAGCGTTGCCGGGCCGGTGGGCGCGTATGAGTTTCACGGGCGCTCGGCTGACGGGCGCGTGGCGGATATTTCTGTGATTAGCCCCTCGCCTGCCTGCGTCACCGTGTCGGTGCTCGCACAGGCCGGTAATGGCTCGGCCCCTGCGGATTTGTTGGCGGTGGTACAGGCCGCGCTCAACGACGAGAACGTGCGCCCGGTTGCCGATCGCGTCACCGTGCAGTCAGCAAAAATCGTGAGCTATGAGATTCAGGCCAAGCTGTACCTGTTCCCCGGCCCCGAGGCCGAACCTATTAAACAGGCGGCTGAGGCCAAGCTGAAAAAGTACGTGAGCGCACAGCACCGGCTGGGCCGTGACATTCGTTTATCCGCCATTTATGCCGCGCTTCACGTCGAAGGCGTCCAGCGCGTCGAGCTGGCAAAGCCTGCCGCCGATCTGGAGCTGGACAAAACGCAGGCGTCATATTGCACCGCCTACGCGCTGACTATCGGGGGCTACGATGAGTAGCCGCCTGCTGCCTGTAGGTTCGTCGCCGCTAGAAGTTGCCGCCGCCGAAGCCTGCGCCAAGCTGGAGAAAGTGCCGCTGCCGCTGCGCGAGCTGTGGGAGCCGATGGCCTGCCCGCTGGAGTTTCTTCCCTATCTGGCGTGGGCGCTGTCGGTTGATCGCTGGGATGAAAGCTGGCCCGAGTCCACCAAGCGGCGCGTGATCCAGTCCTCATGGTTTATTCACCGGCACAAGGGAACCATTGGTGCAATTCGCCGCGTCGTTGAGCCGTTGGGTTATCTGATTAACGTGACCGAGTGGTGGGAAACCAACGACGCGCCCGGCACGTTTCGCCTTGATATTGGCGTGTTGGAAACCGGCATCACCGAGGAAATGTATTTAGAAATGGAGCGGCTGATTGCCGACGCCAAGCCCGCCAGCCGCCATCTGATTGGGCTGACTATTACGCAAGATATCACCGGCGAGGTGTATCTGGCGGCGGTGTCCTCTGACGCCGAAATTTTAACTGTTTATCCGGGGTGATAATCCATGGCTACGTTTAAATCTGTCGTGACAAAGCTCGGGCAGGCAAGCATTGCCGCCGCTATCCAGTCCGGCAAAGATATTAATATTATTGAAATGGCGGTCGGCGACGGCGGCGGCAAGGCCGTGCAGCCGGTTGCCACGCAAACCAAGCTGGTTAAAGAGGTTTACCGCACCAAGCTCAATTCGTTAAAGCTCGACGCTAAAAATGCTAACTGGGTGGTTGCTGAGGCAATTATCAGCGCCAGCGTCGGCGGCTTCTGGATGCGTGAAATGGGGCTGTACGCCGACGACGGCGTGCTGATTGCCGTGTGCAATATGGCGGATACCTATAAGCCAACGCTCGCCGAGGGGTCAGGCCGCACGCAAACCCTGCGCATGGTTATCACCGTGACCGATACCAGCGCGGTGAGTCTGACCATTGACGACTCGCTCGTCATGGCTACCGAAGAGTTTGTTAACGACAAGATTGCCGCGCATGAAAAAACCCGCAATCACCCTGACGCAACGCTGACGGCAAAGGGGCTTGTCCAACTGAGCAGCGCGACCAATAGCACCAGTGAGGCAGTTGCAGCCACGCCGAAAGCCGTCAAGGCGGCAAACGACAATGCCAACGGGCGCTTGCCAAGCGGCGGAACGGCTGTCGCTGCAAGCAAGCTCGCCGCCGCGCGAAAGATTGCCGGCAATGCCTTTGACGGAACAAAGGACATTGAAATCAAGGCCGAAGACGTGGGCGCGTGGTCAGCTGATACCAGCGAGAAAAACGCCAAGGCGCTGAGGGATGAAATCGCCACCGCGTTTAAAATCAGACCGCCATTAACCGCAGCCGACAGCCTTAACACGCTGAGGGGCTTGGAAATGTACGGGCATTACGGCGCGCCGGGTATTGCGGCGGCGACCAAGGCGAAGGGGTACCCGATTGACGGTTTTGTCGGGTCAATTCTCGTCATGCTGGGTGCTAACAGCACGCAGCAAGTGGCCTTTGCCAGCACCGGCAGGCAGTGGACGCGATATATCTCAGGCGCATGGAATGGGATTGATGGGCCTTGGTCTGACTGGACAGAAACCTACAGCGAGAAAAACAAGCCTACGGCTGCTGATGTATCCGCGCTGCCGGTGATTAGTGCGGTTTTAGGTGCAACCAATATCAATACGCTGAATCTCGCAAAGATTGGTATCTATGTGCAAAGCGCCGGGGGAAATGCCAGCGTCGCCAACGGATACCCGTCCGGTGCGCAGGCGGCGGGCGTGTTGGAGGTCATTCCCGCCTCTTGGACGGGCGGCGTGTTGCAGCGTTACACCGTGCAAAATACCGGCGTTGTCTGGACGCGCGCCCTTAATGCGGCATGGAACGGGGTAGACGGGCCGTGGCGTGACTGGGTGCAATCCAGTGCTGCGGGGTCGATTTCTATGGATGCTGTCGCGCTGACGGCTACCACGGATTTAAACACGCTAGGCGTGGGGATTTATTTCCAAAGCCGTGATGCAAATGCCACGCTTGCCATGAATTATCCCGCCACCCAGTCGGGAACGCTGCTTGTCACGCCGTCAGCCTATGGCGTGCAGCAGGAATACACGACATACAAGGGAACAAAGTTCCTGCGCGGCGCGGTAAATGCTGCCGGTCAATGGGGTGCTTGGGTGCCGGTTTATACCGGCGCAAATCCGCCGCCGTACCCTGTCACTAAGGTCAACAACAAGACAGGGGATGTGACGCTAGGCGCTGCTGACGTCGGTGCCGTGCAGCAAGGCGGCGGCGTTGGAATGAGAAACAATAATGTGGTGCATATTGGGTGGAGCGATGGCAACAAGCTATTAGCTCAGGTTGATAACACGGCCTTTGGCGCACTTTATTGTGAAGCCAATAAACCCACTCCGGCGGATGTGGGAGCGCTGGCGGTCACTGGTGGTGATGTTGAGTACATCAATGGCGCTCGCCATTTTGCGAGTAAGTCCGGCTCTTGGGAGGGAGCCGGTGCGTATGAATCTCAATACGATAATGGATCGGCCCCGTTCATGGTGCCTTTTGGGTACAAAGCGCCAAAAGGGATTAGTCAATATCACCCCATCATTAAAGGCATCCTTCAAACCTTAGATTATGGTTATGCGGCTGCAATTAGCTTTGGTGGGGTGACATCGGGGAATTCCAACTTTCCCATTGCGGTGATTAACGTTAATACGGACGGAAAAACTTCGGTTTCTTGGTCATTCGATCCGGCAAACGGCTCTTTTTATAGTCCGGGCGATGTTGTTGCGGGGAAAAATATTTCAGCGGCGGGCAGTATTCGCGCGGAGGGCGGCATTACTTCGCCTAATGACATTTACACAGACCGAAATATTCATAACAAAGGAATTATTCAGGCGGGTTCTGGCGTTTACGACACCCCCGGCGTGCGTGTTTACAGTCCTAACTATCGCCCGCCGCCCGCTGAAATTGGTGCGGTGGCGACGGACACCTGTAGTTTTGCCGGGTTTGCTGCCGGTAGTCCTCTATCGCCCTATATGCGGAACTCAAACAATAACGAGCTTGTAGCTCTTGCTCGCTATGACTGGGTTAACGTCCGGGTACAAGAGGTTTTGCAATGGGTGTCTGAAAGGTTTGTTGCCGATGTGAAAATAGGGCCGCGCGTAGTGTTCTGGAGCAGTGTCGCCGGATGGAGTGATGCGTGGGATAACCTTATCCCAGCGGGTGCAGTGAATATTTCTTCTCAGACATACAACGATAACCGCGTTAACCGCGTGGTATACGCCTATGTCATGAAGCTTATTAACGGTAATTGGTACAACGTAGGGGGATCATAAAATGAAATTGCTGGGAAAATTTGAGAGTTACACGCCGAAAAATCCGCCCCTGCCGACGGCAAATTATTTAAAAAATGGTGAGGGCATCGACTGGTACAGCATTTCTCATGATGCGGAACGGGTAAGTAAGAATATCTATTTACTTGTTGACGATGGGGGCAATGTTTCTTGTGCCACCGACAGGGGCGAAATGCTTTTCCCTAGCGGATTGAACGTGTATGAAATGCCCAAAGAGGACGCGCCAGCCGGGCTAGTAGACAAGTTTGACTGGGTGCTAAAAGAGGGTGAGTTAATCGCCCCGGATACGCTGGTTATGGATGCCATGGCTAAAAAGGGCGCGCTGATTGCCACGACTGAAAAAGCCATTGAGCAGCTTTCCCGCGCTGTCAGGCTGAAGATGGCGACAGACACCGAAAAAAGCCAGCTCGAAAACTGGGAGAAGTACAGCGTTTTGCTTAGTCGCATTGACGTTTCCACCGCGCCAGATATCGAATGGCCCGAAGCGCCACGCCAAGCGTAATAGATAAAAGCCGTCCGCGCCGGGCGGTTTTTTGTATCGAGCACAGTCAGGTCTGGCTGTGCTGGCCATAAAGCTAATTACCTGCAGTACAGTCATTTTTATCTATGCCGCCTGGTCACGTTGTGCCATTCCCCCCACACCGCCCCCGCCGTGCCTGTCTTCTCACAACGCGCGATGATTGACGCCTCACCAATCACCGAGAGTAAAAACATGGCTGATTATCATCACGGCGTGCGCGTTGTCGAAATCAACGACGGCACCCGCGTCATTTCAACCGTTTCAACGGCAATCATCGGCATGGTCTGTACTGCCGAAGACGCCGATCCGAAAGTCTTTCCGTTAGACACCCCCGTTTTGATCACTAACGTTCTGGCAGCAGCAGGCAAGGCCGGTAAAAAGGGGACGCTTTCCGCTTCCCTGATGGCTATCGCCGAACAGGCTAAGCCTGTTGTGGTTGTGGTGCGCGTCAAAGAGGGAGAAGACGAAGCCACTACGACGACCAATATTATCGGCGGCACCGATACAACCGGCATGTATACCGGCATGAAAGCGCTGTTAGGCGCGCAGGCCGAGCTTGGCGTCAAGCCGCGCATTCTCGGCGTGCCGGGGCTGGATAATAAAGAGGTTGCCGCCGCCCTTGCGTCAGTTTGCCAGCAGCTGCGCGCCTTTGGTTATATCAGCGCCTACGGCTGCAAAACCGTGCCGGATGCAATCAAGTACCGCGACAATTTCAGCCAGCGCGAGCTGATGCTTATCTGGCCTGATTTCGTGGCATGGAACACGACGACCAGCACCAGCGACAAAGCCGCCGCCACTGCCTACGCGCTTGGCCTGCGCGCCAAAATCGACAGCGAAACCGGCTGGCATAAAACTCTGTCAAACGTCGGCGTTAATGGCGTCACCGGCCTGTCAGCGAGTGTGTACTGGGATTTGCAAACCCCCGGCACTGACGCGGATTTGCTTAACCAAGCAGGCGTAACAACCCTTGTTCGCAAAAACGGCTTTAAGTTTTGGGGCAACCGCTCCTGCTCTGATGATCCGCTGTTCATCTTTGAGAACTACACCCGCACCGCGCAGGTTCTGGCTGACACCATGGCGGAGGCGCACCTGTGGGCGATGGATAAGCCCCTCACCCCAACCCTTATTCGCGACATGATTGACGGCATCAACGCCAAGCTGCGCGAAATGAAAACGGCGGGCTACATCATTGACGGCAAATGCTGGTACGACGATGAAGCCAACACAGTCGAAACCCTCAAGGCCGGAAAGTTGTTCATTGATTACGACTACACCCCGGTTCCGCCGCTGGAAGATTTAACCCTGCGCCAGCGCATCACTGACAAATATCTGGCGACGTTTGGCGCTGCGATTAACGGCTAAGGAATCACTATGGCTCTGCCTAAAAAACTGAAATACCTGAACCTGTTCAATGACGGCAATAGCTATCTCGGCGTGGTGTCTTCGCTGACCCTGCCGAAGCTGACCCGCAAGCTTGAGAACTATCGCGGCGGCGGCATGAATGGCGCGGCGTCCATTGATTTCGGTCTGGACGACGACGCGCTGGCGCTTGAGTGGTCAATGGGCGGGCTGGATGAATTGGTGCTGCAACAGTGGGGCAGCACGTCGGACGTTCCCCTGCGTTTCTCCGGCTCATTCCAGCGCGACGACACCGGCGAAGTCTCAGCGGTCGAAGTGCAAATGCGCGGGCGTCACAAAGAGTTTGATTTCGGCGAGTACAAGCAAGGCGAAGACACCGAAACCAAAGTCACGACGCAGTGCACCTATTTCAAACTGACCATCGACGGGCGCGAGCTGATCGAGGTCGATACCGTCAACATGGTCGAAATCGTCAGCGGCGTTGACCGCCTCGCGGAACACCGCAAGGCCATTGGCCTGTAATTTCCTGCCAGCGCCGCAGCTGGTGCTGGCCCCTTTTTTGTATTGAATGAATGAGAGCTAAACCATGGAAAACGTCATTGAAGTATCAACCCAAAACGAAAACGTCGTAACGCTGGAAGCGCCAATTAAACGCGGCGAAACGAGCATTTCAACGGTTGAAATTATTAAGCCGAACGCGGGCCACCTGCGCGGCGTGGGGCTGGCGGCGCTGGCAAATGCCGATGTAGACGCCCTGATCGTTATTTTGCCCCGCATCACCCTGCCAGCGCTGACTAAGCACGAGTGTCAGGCGCTTAACCTGCCGGATTTAATTGCACTGGCTGGCAAGGTGATCGGTTTTTTATCGACGAACTCGGAAGCGTAAGCCTTCCGTTAGGGCTTGAGGTTGACGACCTAATGGCGGACATTGCCGCCATTTTCCACTGGCAACCGTCAGAAATGTTTAGCATGACGCTCGGCGAGTTGATCCGCTGGCGTCATCACGCCATCAAGCGGAGCGACGCAGAAAGTGAGTAATTTAAAATTACAGGTTTTGCTCAACGCCGTAGACCGCGCCACAAAGCCGCTTCAATCCATCCAAAAAGCCAGCAAAACCCTGTCCGGGGATATTCGCAAAACGCAGGCCGACTTAAAGCTGCTCAATGACCAGTCGGGCAAGGTTGATGGCTTTAAAAAAAGCAGCGCCCAGCTCGCGGTCACCGGGCATAGCCTCAAGGCGGCAAAAGAAGAAGCCGCCCGGCTGGCGATTGAGTTTAAGAACACCGCCAACCCCACCGCGAAGCAAACGCGCCTGATGGAAGCGGCAAAGCGCGCCGCCAATGATTTGCAGACCAAGCATAATTCGCTGCGCGTATCCGTGCAGCGGCAGCGCACTGAATTGGAATCATCGGGCATTTCCACGCGTAAGCTAGCCGCCGAGCAGCGCCGCCTTAAGGCCGCAGCGCAGGAGGCCAACGCCACGCTAGACCGCCAGCGCCAATCCCTGCAAACCCTGAGTAAGCGGCAGGAGCAGCAGGCCAACAGCAAGCGCCGGTTTGATAAAACGCAGCAGGTTGGTGACAAGGTTAGAAACAACGGCGCGGTAGCGCTGGGCGTAGGCTCGGCTGCGCTTTATGCGGAAAGCCGCTTTATCATGCCGGGCATCGGCTTTGATAAAGAAATGTCCGGGACTCAGGCCATTCTTGGCCTTGATAAGAAAGACAGCAAGCTTGCAGCCATTCGCCAGCAGGCCCGGGACATTGGCGCGAGTACGGCCTTTTCTCCCGGCGACGTAGCGAGAACGCAGGGCGTGCTGGCTCGCTCGGGTTACGGCGCAGACCAAATCCTTGCGGCTACGGAACCCACGGTAAACCTGTCACTAGCCTCCGACGTCGATATTGCTGAGGCGGCGGATATCGTCACCAATATGCAATCAGCCTTCAATATCCCAATGGATCAGATTAAGCGCGTTTCTGATGTCATGGCGAAAGGCTTTACCAGCTCTAACACCAACCTGATTGAGCTGGGCGAGGCGATGAAATATGTTGCCCCTATCGCAAAGGCTGCTGGCGCAAGCATTGAAGATACGACCGCCATGCTGGGCGTAATGGCAGATAACGGCATTAAGGGGAGCATGGCGGGTACGGGCGCGAGTGCGATATTTAGCCGCCTGCAAGCGCCAACCGGGCAAGCACCGGCTGCGCTGCATGAGCTGGGTATCAAAACGCGCGACAAACAAGGCAACATGCTGCCGATCCAAAATATCCTCTCTGATATCAACGCCTCATTCAAAAAGAATAAGTTAGGTACGGCGCAGCAGGCCGAATATCTGAAAGTGATTTTTGGTGAAGAAGCGATGAAAGGCGCGGTTAAGTTGGTTGAGGCTGCGGGTAACGGCAAGTTGAGTGAAAAGAAAAACGCGCTTGATCACTCTGAAGGTACTGCTGATGCCATCGCAAAGGTAAAAACCAACAACCTCGACGGCGACCTGAAAAATATGCAATCCGCCTTTGAGGATATGCAGATTGAGGTTTTCGAAAAGCAAGATTCCAGCCTGCGCAGAATGACGCAATCAGCTACCAGCTGGCTAGGCGTTATGGGTAAGTGGGTGAAGGTTAACCCTGAATTGACAGGGGCATTGCTTGCTACCGGGGGTGGAGCAACAGCCCTGATTGCTGGTCTTGGCTTGCTGGGGGTAGTTGTTGGGCCAGTCATTAAGGGGCTGGGGTATCTTCGTTTGGCGCTAAAAGGCGTGGGTAAAGCGCTGGTCTGGATGGGGCGTCTTGCCATGACAAACCCGTTATTAGCCATTGTCACCTTGATAGCGGTTGCTGCCCTTTATATTTGGGCCAACTGGGAAACGCTGGGGCCGAAGTTTAAAAAGCTATGGGACACCGTGGCGGCTTGGACTTCCTCGGCGTGGAACGGGATCACAAATTGGCTGGGTAACGCGTGGGCTAAAGTGGTTGGCGTATTCCAGTCTCTACCGGAAAAATTCTCTGCGATTTGGCAGGCGGTAAAAGACGGGGCCGTGACGATACTCTCCACTTATCTCGACTGGTTAAGGTCATTTTGGGGTGCGGTATTTGATACCGTCGCCGGGTTGCCTGATAAGTTTTTGGGTATCTGGCAAAGCGTCAAAGACGGGGCCATAACCATTCTTACCGCCTATCTCGACTGGCTGAAATCATTTTGGGGACGGGTGTTTGATACCGTGCTTGAGTTGCCGGGCAAATTCAAGGCGGCGGGTAGCGCAATGATTGACGCGTTGATCGATGGGATTTCGTCAAAGTGGGAGGCGCTTAAGGCCAAGCTGACCAGCGTCACGGATTACCTGCCCGACTGGATGAAATCGGATAAGGCAGTTACGCCTAACATCAAAATTCCCGACGTACCCCCGCTCTCACTCAATAAAAACGGGCCGCTGCTATCTGTCGGGCCAAGCCTTGGCGATGTACAGGGGCCGGGTGCCGAGCAAGGCAATAGCAACCCGCCTGCAATGGCGCTGACAGCTACGCCGGTGCGCGCCGCAGGGCGCAGGGATAACGCACCGCCGCAGCCTGTTGTTGCCCCGCAAATTAACATTCACCCGCAGCCGGGGCAAAACCCGCAGGATATTGCCCGCGAAGTTGCACGCCAGATACAGATGTTAATGCGCACTCAGGCCGCTAGCGCCCGCAGCGCAATGTAACAGGAGAAATAAAAAATGATGTTAGCCCTAGGTATGTTCGTTTTTATGCTGCAAACCCTGCCCTATCAAAACCTACAGCGCCAAACGGATTATCGCTGGCCCACTAATGACCGCGTGGGCCTGCGGGCCATCCCGCAATTTTTGGGGCCGGGAGCAGAAAAAATCACGCTATCCGGCGAGCTATTGCCCGAAATCACCGGCGGCAAATTAAGCCTGATGGGGCTGCACTTGATGGCGGATCAGGGGCGAGCGTGGTCACTGATTGGCGGCGACGGCACGATTTACGGCATGTTCGTCGTTGAAAGCCTGAGTGAAACGTATAGCGAGCTTTTTGCGGACGGCAGCGCCCGCAGGATTGAATTCACTGTCAACCTGCTGCGAGTTGATGAATCGCTGGCGGCGATGTTTGGTGACTTAAAGGAGCAGGCAAACGGCCTGATGGATGGAGCCGAAGGCGCGGCGGAACGGGCGAAAACCTTTGTTGGGGGGTACTTGTCGTGATAGTTGACCCGATTGCTATCGGCAACGGTGCGCGCTTCGCGCCGGATTACGAACTCAAAGTTAACTCAGTCGATGTAACACAGGACATTGCCCCGCGCCTGATTTCATTATCGCTCACCGATAACCGCGGCTTTGAAGCTGACCAGCTCGATCTGGAGCTGGACGACGCAGACGGGCGCTTGCAGATGCCGCCGCGCGGTGCCGTGATTTCCGTTTCCCTTGGTTGGAAAGGCGAGACGCTTTTTCACAAGGGGGAATTCACCGTTGACGAGGTTGAGCACAGGGGCGCGCCCGATACGCTAACCATACGCGCCCGGAGCGCTGACTATCGTGGCTCGTTAAATTCGCGCCGCGATAAGTCATACCACGGCTTAACCCTTGCCGATATTGTCGGGCAGGTTGCCGAGCGTAATAAGTTAAAACCGGCAGTGGCTGAAAGCTTTGCGAAGGTTGTCGTTTCACATATCGACCAGACCCAAGAAACGGACGCGAAATTTATCACACGACTCGCTGAGCTGAACGGCGCGGCGGCAATTATTAAGGCGGGCAGGCTGTTATTTATAAAGCCGGGTGGCGGAGTAACAGCGAGCGGTAAGCCAATTCCGGTCTATACGCTGACCCGCAGCGACGGCGACGGACACACGTTTAGCATTGCAGACCGTGATGCCTATACCGGCGTTTCTGCGAGCTGGTTACACACCAAAGACCCAAAGCAGAAGAAAGCTAAGGCGAAGGTGAAATTACAGCGCAAGCCGAAGTTTAAGCAGCTTCGCGCACTGCAACACCCAGCCGCGCCAAAAGCTAAACACAAGGTGGCTAAAGCCCCGAAGCCGGTTGAAGACAAAGAAGGCGATTATCTGGCGGGGAGTGAGGACAACGTTTTTTCAATGACTACCGTTTTCTCCAGCAAGAAAGCGGCAATGCGAGCGGCTCAGGCCAAGTGGGAGAAATTGCAGCGTGGCGTCGCTGAGTTTTCTATCAATCTGGCAAAGGGGCGCGCCAATCTATTCCCTGAAACGCCTATCAGGGTGCAAGGTTTCAAAGAGGTGATCGACGCGCAGCCGTGGATGATTACTAAAGTCATTCACAGCGTGAACTCCAGCGGCTACACCACGGCGCTAAATCTTGAGGTGCTTCTGAAAGATGTGAGTTACGAGGAAAAAGAAGAGGATATGTAA